GATCATCTCACGGTCGATTTCAGCTTGGAGCTCATAGCTCATTGCGTTTGTCAACTCGGTGTCGATGTCGATACCGTTCATGTTCTTAAGGTCTTGCTCTAACTCAACTGACCAGCGCGCTGCCAATCTTCTTGTACCAGCTTCAACAGCTGTTTTCTCGAAGGAAACTTCGATTTGTGGAATCTTGGAAGTTAACTCGAAGTTCTTAAGAACTTGAGCTACGCCAGCGTCAGAGCCGATGAATGGGAATGGGTTTGAAGGATCATCATTTGCACCTAAACCAGACAATGCACTGGAAGAAGTTCCAGTGAATGCTGTATTTAAGTATTGATAACCTAACTCTTTACCACCAGCAGCGGCTTGTGGGTTGCCGAGATTTGAATTTAGCGATGCGTCTAAACCGGTACCAGCAGCATCATAACCGAGTGCGTCGGCAAGATACTTGTAACGGAGAGCGAATGCTAAACCAACTGGGCCACCCATTGGTTGAACGCCTACGATTTCGTTAGTAATTAACTCAGGGAAGGTACGGCGAATCATTGGTATGAGAATCTTTGGCAAACGAGCATCGCCACTAGCATACCAGTCACCAGCAGGTGTGGAATTGCCGAATGCGCCACCGTTGTAGCCTGCGCCACCAGCACCAGCATAAGCACCGCCAAAGACGGAACCTGTGCCACCAGCAACGTTAGCTTCGTTAATGCACCATTGCTCTTGGTTCTCAAGAAGCATTGCTGTGCTTAAACGACGATGGTCATCTTCGATAGGCTTTACAGTGTCTGAACTGTAGTCAAGAACTGGAGCCCATTTTTCGACGAGCATTTTTGCGCGTGATTCATCAATATATGATTCAGTAGGTCTAACTTTCATTAGAATAAATTTACCTTTCCTTTTCGACCCGTAAAAACGAATGTTTTTACGACATTAAATCAGGTTACAACCTCAATTACTAAAATTTGTTTAGCTCTTGAAGATAAGGTGACATGTAAGAAGCTGTATTAAATTCTTGTGGAACTTGTACTTCTTCTTCAATTACTGGACGATCAACTCTTTGTGATTCTGTGTCAGTAATGGCCTCTTCTTTAAGAGTTTGAAGCCTCTCAGATTCGGATTTATCGAATAGATTTACAGCGTAATCAAAGTTCTCAGAGATGAAATCTGCTGATTTACCTTTCATTACTTTTTTGATATATTCTTTTTTCTTACCATCAACAGAAGTTAGCTTTTTCTCTAAAACTAACTCTGCTTTTGATACAGAATATTCTTCTTTAATTTGCTGTAACTCTTTCTGAGCAGCTTCAAGCTTTTTGTGAGCTTCATCAATTTGGCGTTTGCCATCGATAATTGCGTCTTTGACAGCTTTTTTAGCGATTGCGGCATCTACGCCTAAAATCTCTCTAATTTGTTCTAGCACAACTTGTGCTTTTTTAGCTTTAACAGCTTCATTTAATTTCTCAGCAGGAATGCTTTCATCTAAGTAAGCCTCCAAATATGTTGAGATATTATTGATCATACCCTCTTTAAATGATTGGGCATTGTTGTTAAGCTCTTTATTGAACTTATTAACGAGAAGTTTTAATTTATGGCTATGATTTGTATCAATAGCTTCTACAACTTTTAGAAGTTTATTTGTGTGATCTTTGTCGACTACTTCTAAAAGATTTTTTAATTTATCTGCGTAATCAGCGTCTTGTTCTGCAAGAGCTTTTTCTACGTGAATTTTAACTTTGTCCTGAACGGATTTGTTAAATGCATTTTCGATTTCTTTTAGAACTTCTTCTGAAAGAATCTCATTTGTTGCGTTTTTGAGAAGATCTGATATAGCCATATTAAAAATTATTTATTGTTTTTTCTATTCTTTTATTGAGTTTTTGCTCAACAATTTTACGTAAATATTTATGGGCGTTGTTATAATTTTTACTACCCAAATTGAGTATAAATTGAGATATTAATTTTTTCTCACCTGTTGATAATTGTGATTGATTACTCATTTGTATAAAAGTATTTATTATAGCACTCTGCTTATTTTTGATATAAAGCTTAAAATTTGTTCCTTTAAAAATGCCTCAACATCTTTTTTAGGTAATGAAGAAAGTGACTCACTAAATCTGTCATAGTGTTCTTCTAGTCTACCATCTTCCCTTAAAACGAATTGTTTTGACTCTAAAATACCATTTACAAATGCTGATGGACAAGAAGGATCAGCAACACAATCAACAGCAACTAATCTAAATTCTGAGACACGATTAATACCATTTGATTGCTCAGATAGCTTTCCTAACGCTCTAGAAGACATACCGACTTTAACACCATCATTGATTAATGACTTAACAATTAAACCTGTTGGTGTAGACAAGACTTTTGATTTGCCGTAATAGGTGTTACCTTCTTTTCTCAAATCAACTACTAAGTGACATGCTCTCTCTAAATCAACTTCGGCTTTTGTGGGATGGTTTAACTCACCCATAGCTCTTTTTGTTTTAACCATTTCAGAGATATAACGGTTAATCTCTCTATCCATTTCACCTTCACTATAAATTCTTTTATTCTTGTTTACAGTCTCACATTGCATGTAAGGTCCTGTAATGTATAAATTAGCTGGTTTGTTATTATTTTGCTCCTCAACTACATACTGGTATTCTTCTTCCGGAGCAGGTTGTTCAACTAAAAGTTTTAATGCCATAAAATTATTTATCTTATTTATATGTATTTTCTTATATTTAACTGGTGTTCTGTTAAAATAGTAAACTCCATATCTCTCTTTTTACACCACTCTCTTGCTGCATTCCACTTAGCTGTATTTTTGATATAACTGAGCTGTTCATATAAAAGGGACTTAGGTACCTTATTAGTTTTGGTCAATCTATTAACCGGTTTAATAGTTTGCTTATAGGGTTTAACCTCTACTAAAAATTTTTTTATACCCTCATTAGTTCTCAATTTTATAATTGCATCAACAATATAATTATGTACTTTATTATCTATAGGGTTTATGTAAGGTATGACTATACTTTCTGACCCCCACTCTAAAACATCTTTATTACAATCACAAAATCTAAACAATTTTAATTCCCAAGATGACAAATATCTGGGATAATCTCTTCCCTTATATTTTTGTTTATTTTGAGGAACATAAATTCCTTGCTTAAATCTAGGATTTTTAGTTTGTAGCTTCATGCTTTTACACCCATTTGTAGAAGCTCTTTTGCAGCGTCCTCAATTGATACAAAATTAACTGAAAGAGAACTTGATACTTCTTTTTTTTCTGGCTCTATAGTTTTTATAATGTCTAATAATTGATCAGTTACTTGATTTTCAAAATTTTTGAATTTTGAATCCCGTTCAATATGAACCATAAAATTAATTAATTACCCAACAAAAAAGTCAACAGGCTCTGCATCGCCAAAACCTGGCGAGGCACCAGTAAATAGTCTTTCTTCTAATGTCTTTTTCTCTTCTAAACCTTGCGATAAAATATCATTAAAGTTTATTGAACCACCACCGAATAGAGCTACGTTTTGATATTTACCTCTATTATTACCTAATATAATTTTACTTAAAGCTAAAGCGTATTGATAAACCCAAGGCTCTTTGATTATATCTTGTAATGGTCTTTCAACATAACATGATACCACACCATAAAATTGAGAAGATGAACCTTGTTTAGGTTGAGGAACCATTCTCATATATTGGGTTCTTTCATCAAACAAAACACTTCTTCTTAATGATAAGACTTTTTCCCTTGTATCTAGCCAATTTTTTAATACAACCCAGCTAATAAGATCAAACCCGTAATTACCCATAGAATAGGAAAAATAAGTTTGTTGTGCAAGCGATTGTTCTATAGTAAAGAGTGTATTAACCCCGGTCGAGCTACCTTCTTCGAAGTCTAAAACAGAAATTACTTTTCTATAATCTTTAACCAGATAATCATAACTGTTTAACAATTTTAACGAATCACTATCCGGATCTGCTACTTGATATATGTAAGGTTTGTTGGGATCACCAATAATCATTTTTGCTATCGTATAAGCAGCTCTAACGTCGTCAGGAACGTCTTTAAAGGTTAATCTAGCATTAAAGTCTTTAGAAATAGAAAACAAAGCGTCTAATCTTATACCTTTATCTTTTTCATATAAATCAGAATTAAAGACTAAAAACTCTCTTGTATAACCTGCATACTTTGTAAACATTTCACAAGCTATAGCTATATTTTCATTAAGTTGATCTTGATGAATTTCTATACTCACCATGGGTGCACCAAGAGTTCTGCTTATTCTTTGACCCATTCTAGTATAGGAATCAACTATAGTACTTAAATTCGTTGAATAGAAAGCTGAAGTGGGCAAAGATGTTGTACAATCCATCATATGTTATATTTATCCAATTTTATAATCATCGTACTTCGTAATTAAGAAGTTACTTATTTTTCTTACCTCAGATAAGTCGAGATATCTATCATAAAGATAATATTCATACAACCTAACATTTGAAAACCCACCATTTTCTGCCGGATTTTTACCAACAGTTAAAAAATACGAGCTTGAAGGAATAGTAACAGTATTTCCTCTAAAAGTATTAATATACTGAGATGTTCTATTATTGACATATATAATTTGTCTAGAAGGGTTTTTGGCGTTAAATCTAGTTACTACTACGTACTTTTTATTTGCCGACAAATATGTTGAATCTGTTGATAGTAAATTTGTAAAAGAAGTATATCTATCATTAAAATTACCTATTGTGTATAACTGTCTACCAGACAATATTAAACCGTAACCTTTTGTTACTCTATCATAACTATAATCTCCAATCCACCATATAACAGAGCTTAGAGGAAATGTTTGTGGGGTTTCAAAAACAGTAAATGTAGTAAAGCTATTAAAAAAGGATGAGTTAGAACTTAGGGGTGTTATATCATAATTTGATTCTAAAAACTTATCAGCGCTTAATACTAAACCTCTTAAACTTCTATTTGTTGAAAGAGCTGGAGCTGTTGAAACATTTCTACTTTCTAGTTTAAAAACAGTTTCTGGGTTATCATTATTTTTTATAATATCTACTATACTACCAGCGTATTGCAATACAGGTGAAAAAGGTTTTATATTTACACTAGTTAAGTATACAAACATTGTAGAGTTGCTTGCATCATAATCAATCCAACAATACCTTAAGTCACTAACTCCATTAGTTCCACGTAGCTCTATATCTACCCCGTTTATGTTATTATTAATAGGTAAATCTCCATTTGGATTTGTAACGTCACCGTTAATGTTTAATTCTATATGGTTGTCATCAGGATCATATGAGCCATTAGCTAAAGTATCAAAGCTTATAGATAAACTGTTAGGTATACCACTATATCCCATACCGTTTGCAATACCACCAATAGTATTTTTTGATACACCCTGTATTATAAACGATAAACCTTCTCCGCGTGTAATACCGCCACCTATGGAGAAGGTGAAATTACAGGACCAACTAATTGGTAGTCCTTTGCTGTCAGTAAAATAAACAGGCACATTATAAAATATTGCACCTCTTCTATTAGTAAGATTTGGTGTTAATCTAATACTGGTTAAACTTGCATATGTAGAAGATAAAGTTGCATTTTGTAAAGTGGATTTACCCAAAAACTTTTGAAAAGGCAACTCATTTAGACTACTAGACCAATTAAAATTATGTATCCAGTGGTTATCTCTACCAGCTGTACTGGTAGAGGCAGCAAAACCTACAAATGCTGAGTTTTCCCCTACTCTTGGCAAATTAGAATATCTAGTATTATTATTCCAAGTAGTTAAAGTATTTGTCGCAGTTCTATTAATAGTAAAATCATTCATTGAATTAAACCAAAGCACACCGCCATTGACTGTTAAAGGTGCCTGAGGACCATAAATTACATCAATAGAATAATCCTGTTGTATTCTTTCAAATTTAATTCTAGCCGTTCTTTCGTTTCTATAATTAAATGGTTGATACATACCACTTAAAAATTTGGGTTCAGGAAATACGCGGATATCATTTATAAACATAGAAGAAATATCTCTATCTCTACCTGAATAAATTTCTATTATGTAAGAGCTAGTGCAGGTTACAACTGATCTTATATTTGAAGTTGCAAGCTCCCATGGACCTCCATAAGCAGAAGTTGGATAAGCACTTAATAATATATTATCTGTAACTGCGTTTTCATTAGGAGAAGCTATCAAGTTGATTGCAAATTGAGGCAATGTCCAGTCTCCAGCTGATAGAGTTCCTATAACTCTATCAAATGAACCTGTCAATTCTTTATTAAATGTCAAATCTGTTTTTGAAGGCCATTCAGCATTAATTAAGTTATAACTAAAATATCTAAAATCACTATTTAAAAATTTAAAATTTAACCCCGTTCCAGGTATATAAAAAGATGATGTTTCTGTAAATTCGTTAGAAGCTGAAAGAATATTAATACCCCCTCCTCCTATTATTGGATCAGAAGGAGAGCCTGGACCAAAAACATTTTCTTTAGTAGGATTTACGTATACAGGTGATTTATTAGCAAAGCTTCTTGGATCTACAAATCTTATACCTGTGCCTTGAAAATATAAATCATCGTCTGTTGCCTTAAAAATTCTATATCTTGTAGCTTTACACAACATCTTATTACCGTCATAAACACAATCTACTCGAGTAACAAAGTTAGCAGTTAAAGCTAATATATTATTAGTAAAACGGGTAGTACCGTCAAGCTGTTTTAATTGTATGTTATAATCTCTTTTATCAAATACAAAATTAGTCGTTTCAACAGGGCAACTATCAACATAAATCCACATAGTATACTTACCACCTTTTTTAGGGTTAATAAGTCCACGGGCCGTTAGACTATTACTGCTAGTTAAATTGTGATATACTGTCTGAGCCGATAAGTCCCAAACGATATTTCTTAAATTATTTTCAAACACTCTTACAGGTACGGCAACTTTTTGTCTACTATCTACTTGATAACCGATATTTGTTCTATGGGTTGCACTAGATAGGGCTATATGCCAACCCGTGCCACCAACTAAATTAAAATTGTCAACAGGCTCTCTACCAAAAAAATTATATACACCAGCGGGTGACAAAGAAGAAGTTTGTGTATAAACAGAAGTATACTTACCAGAAGTAGCTCTTAAGTGAGTATAACCCACAAACCCTAAATCCCATATACTAGATAAACTAATAGTTGTATCTCTTACAATAAAATATTTACCCCAGTCTGCAGAATTATTTCTTGTAAGAGAAGTATAAAATTCCCAACCTGAACTATTAGAAATAGCACTTATAGAAGAGAATTCTAAAAATATTTCCGGTCTTATTCTTATTACATCTCCATTTTTGGGGGTAAAAACTAAACTACCATAAGATTTTGTTATTCCCCCGTATTTTATTGTAAATGAAGATAGCTTTCTTGTAACAACATCAACACCTATATTAAATTCCGGTTGAAAAATAACATCGCCTTCGTTTAATGTACGCAATGAAACACTGGGAGTAGTGGTGAACCCAGAACCAAAGTCAGTTATAGTTAACCCTGTGGTTGTAAATCCATAGTCGCCAGATATAACATTAAAAAAGGTACCTCTAAAAGGGTATTCTTTAGAAGCAATAGGATCTGTAGCACTATCAGGGTAACCTTCAAGAGGTAATGTATAGTGGTTAAACGAGTGCCATTTATTATGAAAAATTGCGTTTGACATTTTTAATAATTACCGCTAAGGAATGTCACATCCCCATACATGTAATCGCCTACAGCCAAAAAGTTATACATTGTAATGCCCGAAAGCGACTTATTTACATTTATTGTTTCTTCCTCCCCAGTAAATCTTTCGTTAAATCTATAAACAGGCTCAAAATCTACAGTATATCCTACATTTTGTACGTCTTCATTGTTTTGATAAATAACCAAAGTATAAAGACCACCGGTTATCATAGTACCTTCTACCGGAGCTTTTATCTGTATATCATTTTTAATTTTTATAAACGCTACTTGTTGTTTATCTAAGTCCCAGTCATACACAGATAATCCTGGTATTTCTGTATTAGGAAACAATTCTTGACCTGAAAATGTTTTAGCGTGGGTGTACTCTTGAACTTTGTTTGTAAACATTAAGTAGGGTGATCCCCACTCGGCACTATAAGAACATACAGTGGTATAAGTACTCTCATATCTACCACTATTAGCTTTTAATGTAGTATATCCAGAGTAACCTAAGTTCCAATTATCACTTAAAGTTTTTACCGTGGTATAAAGTGACAGTGTTGGCATCCATATGGCAGAATAGGTAAACATAGTTGTAAACCCAGACCACCAATCATAACTGTTAGTGTTTATATCAAATGTTCTTTTTTCGTCGGTAAGCTTATTGTAAAATATACCTAAAAAAGGAAATTTTCTAGATGCTATAGGATCAAATCCAGAATCTACTATATCGAAAGATGATAGAGAGTGGTGATTTGCTCTATGAAATTTACTATGAAATGTAAAGCTACCTGCCATATATTATATTTAGATAACCACCCCGTCTGTTATACTAATACCTTCTATACCAGAGTATGGGGCACCTCCTAAGCTATTTAATATGCCCGCTCCTGGGGTTATTTCTTGAAAAATATCCAGCTTTGCTGGGTTTGGAATTAAAATTAAACTTTCGTCAGCAAAGTATAAATACTTTTTTACTGGTAGGCCGCTCTTTTCAGGTTCCGGTGAATAGTACTTTTTATTATTTTTATTATTAATAATATAAATCAAAATAACACTTTGAAGCTCAACCAAAATTTTAATACATCTATTAATTACTTCTGCTTGAAAAATTTCATTTATACCTATATCAAAATCTTTTTCAAATTCTATAGGAGAAGAATAGGCTAAAAAGCTTGTGTTATAAAGTTTATCACTTATTACAGGGTAATTAATACCTTCTTTTTCAATAAATTTGTATTTAATATTTTGTATTACAATTAAGCAGTTATAGTATATTTTTTGTAAATTTTTTATAATAGTCCAACTCTGAACATATTCATCTTTGTTTAATTTTACCTCATCTTTTGTATATATGTTAAAATCTTCAACATTAAATAAGGAGCTATAATTTATAGAATCAAAACTTACACTTAGCTGTTCTTTATCGCCTATATGAGAATACAGAGCAACTATGTCGTTGTTATTACCACCAGGTGATACTGACATCCATTTTACGTTTATATTTGATTGTGAATTATAATTAAAACTACCTATTACATAATTTAAATTAGTGGTCCAAGCTTTTTTTACTGTTAAATTAGTTACAATATAAATTACATTTTTATCTGACGGCGATAAAATTAACTGTTTTATATATTCATCACTTTGTAAATATTGAGTTATTTTATTTTCACTATACGTTCTAAAAAAACCGTTGTCATATTTTAATAAAATAATAATATTGGATTTTGCACAAATTAAATTATTAGCATCATCTAATAAAATATCATCAAAATATTCGTATTTATCAAACAACTTTTTAAAAACGTTTGTACTTTTCCAATTTAAATTTTTATCAAATATTTTAAATGATTGATTTCCAACGTCTTGAGCCACAACATAATTTTTATTTACCGCTACATTTTTTAACTTAAAGAATTTATTATTGTCTTTTGACTCGCCTTGACCGCCTATTAAATTTTTAATAAATAATCTTTCTCTGTATATGTTTTCTCTAGATATAAAATTATCTATTCTATATTGATATATATTGTTATACTCTGAATCAACTACATATAAATTTTCATAATAATCAGATTTTATATCTGAAATGTTTCTAAATTTTATATCACCAGACAACGGATCTATATTAGATGTACTAAAAATTAGCTTATTAATATCTCTACTAGTAAATAAACAGGTCATTAAACCACCGCTAGCAAAAAATAAATACGTACCTCTTCTTACTATATCATAAGGTAAAATATGCCCAACCTTAGATGCAGAAAGTTCTTCTAATGATATAGTAGTAGGTTCGTAATTATTTTGAATTCCAGAATAATTAGGAGATATTTTATTAGTAGATATGGTATAAAAATAAGTTTGAAAAAGATTAAAAGACCCAACTTTACACCCTCTATAAATATACATTAAATTGTAATATAATTTATCTATAGCCTCGTTAAAGTTTTTAGAAGTAACGTATGAGTTTGACTTAAATTTTACGTTTATATAATCATAAGGTAAAGCTGTTAAAGACTGTGTAGTCTTATCGAGTATTAACCCCGATTTATTAAATTCTTTTATTATACTATTCATTATAGTGTGTCTGTTACAGTGTTTCTTACATTAAAGTTGCCCTCTATCATTTTTTCGTCACCTTCTTTATTATTTAACCACGTGATTGAGTTAATTTTTATATAACTTGGTAACACCCTTTTAATCTCGTCTAAGATCTTCAACTCATATATTTTTTGTATTGATTTATCAGTTATTAAACTATCATTAATAAATAAATTGATTAAATTAGATTTACTACCCTGCATTTTATGTCTAAATGTTCTTGTAATAGTATCTAAATAATTTCTTTCTCCTATAGGAATACTAATACTAACATCTTTAGGGGGGTATTTTTGAAAATATAACAGTCTAATTTCTTCTGCGGTTAATTCTTCATCATAAATTTTAAACTTATCTATTTTAAAGTCATTTACAAATAAAAAGTCTTTATCTACGTTATAATAATCACTATATAAAACACCTCCATAAAAAGGTGTAGCGCCAGCTAAAATAGTGTCTGTTAGTAATTTTGTGAAACTATATTTTTTAGGTGTGAAAGTCTTTTTACTGAATAATTTACCATCAATATATAAATTGTATTCGCCTTTTATGGTATTTAAAGTTATTGCAAAATGATGCTCACCAGTATTTAAATATTCGCCTAATACGTTATGGGTTAGGATTCTAGCGTCTTCATAGTTTAGTTGATTAAACAATTTTAATATAAACTTGTAACTAGCTATTGGAGAGTTACTTGTAATAATACCTTGATTATAATTGTAATTGGAAATGTCATAAATTTTATCTTGCAAATCTGCGCCACTCAAATTAAAAACATTGTTATAGTTTTCATCAACTAATGTTACTGAACTCAAAGAGACATTATACATTAGATTTCTATCAAACCTATCAATAACATGTACGGATAGGTGACTATTACCACCTATATTCTGTACTATAAAATTAAGACCTGACAAGCTTCGATTTTTTACATTTATATACAAGTCCTTAATGTAATTACCTAATGCGTCATATTCAGATATTCTATTTTTGTATAATAAATAAGTAAATCCACTATTGTCAAAATTATACGACATTATTTTTTCACTATTTGAACCAGATAAAAAGATATTTATCGAATTTTCGTTTATATCGTAAACTTGTAAAAATAAAGAATCAGGAGATTTAAAATATATGTTTGTTCCTTTTAAAATGGGATATATACCATTTATTATATATACATTGTCGTAAACATCGGTTACTATATTAAAATTTGTATTACTGTTTTGATAATTAAAGTTTATACCAGTCTTTACTCTTAAATCATTAGTGATATCTTTAACAAAATTGGAAAATAAATTTATCTGATAAACCCTTCTTTGATCTGTGTATATATAGCCGTTTATATTATTATTTGTTACAGAAGTAATATTACCGCTTAAAACGTTTGATAAATTGCTTAAATCTACAATAGTCCCGTTCGCATTAAATTCCAATAAATAATTGTTGTCTGTTATAACGTGAACGTTACTGTTTAAATCTCTTCTAAAAAAACCTTTTATATTATACCCACTAACATTTAAATAGTAGTTTGTATCTATGGTGAGTATATTTTTATAATTCTTATTTAATATATATAATATTTTACCATTAACATAATACAAATTAGGGTTAATAGATAAATCATTAAACACTCCAAAACCACTATCAAGATAATTGCCTAACATTTGAAAGGTATCGTAATTATCCCAGTTTTCTCTAGCACCAAAAAACGATATAGTAAAGTTGTTAAAACTTGTAAGTTTTTCTATAGAAGTAGAAGCAAAGGTATTTTTATTAAAATTGTAAGAAGCTTCGCCTTCAGTATCAGTGTTTTGTAATATATTTGATTTATTTTTTGTTTGATATAATGAAAAGCCTTTTGATATTAAGCTACCATTTAAACCGTTTATTATATTATTAGCAGTTTTTTTACCAATTCTACTATATGCGTACCAAACTCCAGGTTCTAATGTTAGGTTACTTACTACGTCTGTAATACCAGCTTTATACTTTCCTAGATATTTTGGTGTATAAGAAACATTGGTAGAATATTTAGCGGCTGCAAAAGCTGTAAACGTATCAGGATTGTAATAACGATCAACCCAAACAGAATTTAGAGGTCCACCGCTTAACCAGGCACAAAGCCAAGTACCAGACTGTTCATCATCTTCAGAATTTCCCATGTTAGAGTTAAATGCATAATTTGCTGCTTTTTTAAAAATTTTATCGCTGTAAATTGGAGCTGTGCCTGGTATAGCACCGTTTATTTTAAAATTTGAATTGTTTATATTTGTTGAAATTATTTCTTTGTTGTATGGTATATGAAACCACGTAGTTTTATCGCTGTAAATTTTTAAAGGGTAGTACTTTGAGGTATAGCCTAATGAAATATTGTTATAGCCTTCTTCGCGATTTCCACCCCCTAATATAGTTCTATATTCTCTAAAATTATTGTTAATATTATTTCTTAAAAATTGACCATCAACATCAGATTGATTTTTAAGGGTTATTATATTGTGTTGTATAAAGTTATTTCTTATAGTGTTGTACTCACTATGAATTAAATAATTATTTGATATATTATAGAGTGATCTGGAGCTATTTATTGTATTAGAATTTTTATTAACATCGTCTAAATAAGACACCCAATTCACTAATAAACTGGAAGGAGGCAACTCGTTAATTTTTACCAAATTTAAAAAATTTTGTTCAATTACATCATTTAATTGGATTTTTAATAAAACGAATACGTTTAATGGGTCTTTTGTTAATACATATGTATCATTTTGTATTACTTTATAGAGTACTATGCTCTTTCTTTTTTTGTCAAATAGATAGTTAAGTCTAATTTTATTTTTTTGAAAATTTGTAAGATTGTTTGGATTATCTGATGATAATACTGATATAGAAGTTGTTATATCATCTACACAAATATAATAAAAAATTCCTTTTTTTACTGTATAGACGTAAAGCTCATTTGCAGTTACATAATCAATTTCAAAAAAGTTATCGTTATTTAATTCCGTAATTTTAACAAAAGATAAATTGTCATTTTCTAATTTTAAAAACAACGTTATATCAGAAACTAGATTATTTCTAAAATCAGTAGCCAACAAAACTGTTTGTTTATTAATATCTAATATAGGATATTCTTTTGTAATAAAATTATTAACATTAGTATTTTTAGTTAAAAAAAATAAAGAATAGTTATTGTTATTGTAATCACTTAAACCTGACAAAGTAGGAGCAAAATTTAAATCAATATTACCGTCAATATAAATTGAAACGTTATTAAAGTTTAAATCCTTATCAAAAGCATATTCGCTGGACAAACTTTTCCAATTACTAGATAAAATATATTTTGAATACATCTTATATTATTTAATACTACACCGGTTTTATAGGATTTATTCTTGGGGCTGGTGTAGGCACTAGACCCGGTAATTTGAATGTTTCCTTTACTTGCTCTTCTTCTAATAAATCCGCTAACAATATTAACCCTTCATCTTCTTGTACAACTTCGTTATTAACTAATTCTTGAACTTCACCACCGGTTAAAGCTTGAACAGGCACCGTTACGTTTATGGTATTAGTGAATATTGTAGATTTATCTCTATTTTCAGAAACTAATAAAACTTCTTTAGAATTATCTAAAACCTGCGCATCTACTAAAACAGTATTATTATAGTAATCGGTTATACTACATTTAGTTAAATTGCCTGAGAGTATAAATTTATTAACAGTAGAATCGTACCTGTAAACGGATAGATATACATAGTAAGTTGAAACTTGTTTATCCTTATCCGGAACTAATATAAAATCTGTTCTCTTTTGACTTAAGTCTATTTGTACATCAGTTAAAATAATGGTAAATGTTGATGGTATTTCAATAAAGTTATCATTATGAATATACTGTACTTTACTTATTTTTGAAACAGTTTGATCAAAACTTTCTAAATTTATAGTTAATTTGTTAATGCAACTCTGTATTGGTAAGGATATGCGTGAAGTTAATACAGAAAAATCCTCATATGCTGTATTAGTTAAAAACCCAGCACTCAAATTTGCTGTAATAGTAACATTATCAGTCATTAGGTCATATAAATTCCATTTATTATAAAGATAGTTTAATAATAAAATATTTTCTCTATCATTTAAAATTCTGTTAAAAATTAACATTTCTCCAAAATAAAAGTCATTATAATTATTTTGATAATAACCTATATTGGTACCAGAGAGTATGTTTATGGGTTCGCTTGATAAAATAATATTGTCGGTGATAACAACTGAAAGATTATTTACAAGTAAAGACTTACTGCTTATACTACTAAATTCTGACCCGTCATATCTCCAATTTAAAAGATTTTCTTTAAAAAATAATCCTGATAAATTAGGAACTCTTATTCCAAAATCAAAATCCCTTAATCCCCAGAGTAATTGTTCTGGGTACAGATAGTTTGTTTGATATTGGTTTATCGCTGCGATTTCACTAGTTACTGTATTATATACCGTTTTTATAGAAAACGGTACACTGTAATTAAAGGTATTTAAATCTCTCCATACAAAATAAATTGAAAAAGGTGAATTTATATCTATTTTAAAGTCAGGGTTATTAAAAATACTATACAAATTCATTTTAATACATGGTCTTCCTGGTAAAGAAGAAGATGAGAGTGGTAAACTGTATCTAGGCCAATACGCAGATAAAGCTTCGTTGGAAATTGCTGTTGGGTTTCTAAAACATGTAAAATAAAACGAATTGGTTGATTTGTCAGATATTCCTGTAATTGCCAATGCTGTAGTAGAAATAGATGATGTCTTCCAGGTACTAGTATCCTGAGCATCGAGCCACAATTTTAGCCCTGACAAATTTAAAATTTCAGCATTAGTATAAAAATCTAGTAATGTAAAAGTTGATAACTCTCTTGAATAAGAAATATCGGTGTTTAGATATATATCATTAAAAAAATAGCCATCAAAATATCTCGCTTTTTCGTATGTACTTAAAAGCCCAAAATTAGTACCTGATAGTGTAAAAATGTTTTCGCTATTAAAAATCATTGTAAATTATTCCCCGTATTAAATTGTTTTTCCAATAATTGTAAGTATGTGAAACTAGAAATATCTATAGTATAACCACTAGAATCATAAAGGGCTATAGAATCTATACTTATGGGCAAATGTCTAGGTGGTAGATCAAATATACAACCTATCTTGTAAACGTCTAGTTCAGCTGCAACCAATAAATTATTTTTATACGGTACTCCTACCACCGCAGCAACTCTACCTAAAAATCCTACATATCTTCCAAAGTACATATTTTCTTTAACTCTAAATGGATCAGGCGCCAATATTGCAGACTGGGTAAATGTGCCTACAGAACTCTTTCTAAACAAATAAACTCTACCCGCGTTAGGTTTATCTTCAAAAACTTTATCTGGTGGGAAATGATAATTTTCATAAGGAGCAGAAACAAGCAAATAATTTCCTAAAAAATTTACAGATGTACCTAGGTTACCACCAGGAGTGTCTATATTAAAGAAAGTACCTAAACCCATAGCGCTTCTCCATTCTTTTCTTCCTCTCTGTCTGTTAGTAACATACACGTAGTGATATGCTTCACCATGGCCTAACGTTTCTCTATTTCTTCTTCTTTCATTGGGGGATCCTATAATAGCCTCGTTGCCTTGCATGCTTATTGATGTTCCAAATTCATCATATATATTACCGGTAATAGGTGATATAATTGTTTGTTTTGGTTCATCGTCCCAAATAATTCCATTGTATTCGTATGCATTAACAAAGCTGTTAATTCTACCTGTCAATCTTGGCTTGCCCCCACCTGTAAGCATTTTAGTACCATCAATTTGTACTGAGTATCCTATTCCCCCAGAAATATCATAAGATAAAGTTTGTGTATATCCGAAAACTCCAAACGTACCAACCCCTGTAAAAAATTGCCACACAAAAACATTTTTATTATTGCCTACCACTAAAAATCTACTATTTGTATCTGCACATGTAGGATACCCACCGATTAAATCCTCACCTATATCAAAACTTACATCTCCATACAAGTCTATTGTTTGTATTTTTAAAAAATTATTGCTAGCTTTATAATAAACATCTACCTCATATGTGTTAGTTTTATTTAAAAATAAAAATCGCTCATTGCCCCCTAATAAATACGCGTCACTCTCTTCTTGAATAAGTTGTTTAAGTGAAAAACTACCCCCTCTAACTTCATAAACATGAACATTACCATTCACGGGCACAGCACAAAAGTCATTAGCAGATACAATTGTATTGCCTTGTATATTATTTACTGTATTAATAGTTGCGCAGTCATCTAACTCTGGATCCGCTACTACCCCGGGGAAACCCGCTACATTAAAATTTTTTAGAACAAATCTGGTGTAAGAATCAGTAGATGTATGAGTTATGCCTATTCTTACAGCAGTTCTTCTCTTAACAGGTATTCTTTGATTTAAAACAGTATAAAACTCTGTATCTTCTCTATTTTTTATTTGTACCTCTATATTTGAAAAGGCTTTGCTTATTATTATTCTTACAGATTTATATTGAATCGGATCGTCTGAATCTAAAGTGTCTGCTATTGATATGCGTTTAGGGGTGGAAGCAAAATTCTTACTAGTAGTATAATATTTGTAATTTTCTGTTTCTGAGCCTCTTATACTACATGAATTTGTAATGGGTGTATCTAATCCATCTACTAAATTATTTTTTAATCCAAACTCACCATTTAAATCAAACCCAACACCTAATGTTGCTCCTACAAAACCTTCATACCCTCTATTAAAACAATAATCACTCTGACTACTAGGCAAATAACCTAAGCTTGCCCCTGGCCCGCCAATAGTAGGAACATCTTGTTTAGATGAGAAGAAAACAACACAAAAACCACCAGAAGGTATATTTCTTCTAGAAAATCTAGCATAATCAAAACTTACAATTACGTCATGATATGTATCTAGATTATCATTGTTCCACGCTACAAGAGCCTTTTCTTGGTTGAAAAGCATATAATATTATTTAACAACTTATATGTATTTATCAGTAGGGGAAACAGGCCAAATTACATCGTCGGGGTTTGGATATTTTTGGGGTAACTCTCTAAGTTCTTTTCTGTATATTCTATATTTTTCTTTTAACTCTTCAGATAACGGGCTATCGGCACTTTGAGTCCAATCTGTTAACTGTAAAATGAAATCTCTTCTTCTTTTTATGTGGGACCAGCCAGCTCCGACAACAGAAACATCATTTAAAATAACGTTGATATAATCTTTGACTATCATATATTTGATGATTTAATGTGTATATTATTTATCCTAACTACTATAATGCCGTGTCCACCGGTACCACCAGGACCCAAATTATTTGCACCACCCCCTCCACCACCCGAAGAATTTACACCATTTAATGGAGCTTGATTATTACCACCACCTCTACCTGCTCTTGTACCACCAAGTCCCCAATTATTGTTGCCGCCACTATTACTATAACCACCCCCACCTCCACCCGATCCGTAGACTAAATCACTACCTGTTTCTCGGTTACTTGTGTTACCTTCACCACCTCTACCCCCTACACTATTTGTCCCGGAATCTCCTGGGGAAAGAGCACCTCCACCACCTCCTCCGCCATATAACCCACCTCTACCACCTCGTGTACCAAAACCTATACTGCTTGGTAGGAAATATGGCGCATAACCACTAGCACCACCTGCACTACCACCCGGACGACCCATGCTAGGTGTGCCATTCATAGCTGTAACGTTATCATTAGAAGATCCTCCACCTCCACCACCCAATACGGTATAACCAGCAAATTCAGTAGGACCACCATTTTCACCTGGCATGTACTCGATCGTTGTTGGGTTTGAAAAACGACGACCACCTCCAAAACCACCACAACCCACATTAGCAACATAAGTATTCGCTCCTAAAACGCCATAAAAAAATCGCGCGTCACCCCCTCCTCCACCTCCAGCATAGAGCCTAGAACCTCCTCCACCCCCTCCTCCTACTAAAAATAACTCTACAGGTATAGATATACAGTTTGTTATAACTAAAAAACCTGCTTGTATCCATGTAAAATCACTTATAGAATCATTAACTTTAAAAATGTAATACTTATAAGTTCCATCTGTTCTTGTTGTAACAGTTCCAAACCCTCCATTATTAAATGCTAATATATCTGCTTGTCCTTGAATAATATTATCTAATGTCCATGAAATATTACTAGACCCATCAAACGATCTACTAGTACCTCCAACAGTAATATTTCTAGCAGTTTGCAAACTTGTAGCTGTATCTGCATTGCCTATTAATTTACCAGATGAGGGTGTTAAATCGCCTAACGTATTCCATGAAGGGCCTCCTGTTGACAGCAAACCTGGTGTAACTTTTACCGCACCAATATTGCCCAATCCAGTACCAACGTTTCCTAAAACAGATTGACCGGTTATTTGCTGAATTCTATCTAAATTAACTGAGTTTGCTACAAGTTTATTACCGGAAATTGTATTGTCAGTTATAGCATTATTTGTTACAGACCCGATATTTAATTTATCAGAAGTTATGGCATTGTTATCAATTAAATCTGTTGTAACCTGACCAAACTCTAAGGTAGAGGTACCACCAAGTCTTCTTAGTATGGTATTATTACCAGCAACTAAACTAGTAAAATTACCACTTCTTACTAAAACGGAATTATCTGCTATAGCAAAATCGCCAACGTTTGCGGTATTTCCCGTGTTATTAAGCTTTATGGTATAAGCAGGTGCTTGTGATAATTTTGTATTAGATATTGTATTATTTTGAATTAAATCTCCTGTAAATGATCTAAAAGCTAAAGTTGAGTTAGCATCAAGTCTACATAAAACTGTATTAGTTTCTGCAATTAAATTTTCTATTGTTGAGCTAGTTCTTGCAAGTATGCTATGGGGTGATAAGACTATATCTACTGCCTTTGCAAGAGATAAAGTGGGATTACCCTTTATTGAGTTGCTTGCTGCGGTTAAAGAACCTGCTATATCACCTACAGTAAGTTTAAAGGTATTGCCACCTCTTGCAATAGGTATTGTATCACCTTCAAGCGCACTACCACCGCCTGTTAATTGAGAAATTTTAATACCTTGGGACATATAATATATTTATTTATAATAAAAATTAAGCTAAGCCTCTAGGAGGAGATACCCACAAAATATTACCCCCTGTGTCGGTTAAACCATCTGTTAAAGGTCCTATTCCTATTACAACAGCATATGAAGCTGAATTCGTACTAGTACTACTACCAAAAGTAAGAGACAAAGTCATATCTGTTATATCTACATTACTATTACTAATAGCAGCATTTCTACCGTTTTGAATAGCTGTACGAGCTCCTGCTAATGAATTAAAACCCTCAGCTCCAGCAGAGCCATATCTCACGTTAGCTATAAGTCTACCATTTTGTAGTCTTATATCAGTAAAAACTAAAGCAGCACCAGACCACCTACCTGAAGATGTTGTAAAAGTACCTGCAGATGTTGTTCCACTTCCTGCGCCACCACCCCCTGTGCCACCTCCAATATATTGTAACCGGGGACCGTATTCATTAATAAAGCTTTGGATAGTTTTAGAATAACTAGAACTACCACCTGTAACTGAACCTTGAGCTATTATTTTCTGATCTTCAGCTGGCGACACAATTTGTGTTCCACCAAAGCCTGTTGCAACAATTTTATCCCCTGCACTATCATAAGACATACTTATAAAATTACACGAATTAGCTGGTAAGTTATCTACTACTTTCCAATTTAAACCATCACTCGATACAACAGTTACACCACCAAAAGAAATAGCAACAAACAACCTGCCTGTAAAAATAACAGCTGTCCACCCTCTACTACTAGGTAGTGTTACTTGTGTCCAATTTATACCATCACTACTTCTAAGTGCTATATTATTATTCGAACCAGAGTTAGCACCAACTATTATCCAAACACCATTGCCATACGCTATACCTCTCCATGTATTACAACTAGGAACTGTGGGAAACGTTCTAGAGGTCCAATTTAAACCATCAGTAGAAGTGGCGTACGATGTTGAGTTTAAAGCGGTAGCAATAAACATACCATTTCCAAATCTCACTCTCCACCAATCCCTGGTAGCGGGTAAATTTGAATTTATTGAAAAAGAAGTTCCATTTGTAGAAGTAGAAACGTTAGTATTTTGGTAAGATATTATTACCCATCTTCCGTTTCCGTATGCCAAACTAACCCAAGAACGACTAGCTCCCAACGTGCCTGACGTCCAGTCAGTTCCATTTAAAGAGGTTATAAAAGTATTGGTGTTAAACCCCATAGTTATAAATCTACCATTACCATATGCTATATCATATTTTTCTAACGATGTAGACGTCAAAGTTATACCCTGCCAAATATAACCATCGCTACTAAAAGCTCCTATATTTGTTCTTTCTGCTTGACCACGAACAGCAATATATTTACCGTTACCGCCAACAGCCCCGTACCACGTACCTAACGAGGGTAAGGCTATTCTTTCCCACATTGTACCAACAAGCGGTGTTGAACGAAACAATTTAGATAACGTAGACATTATGCATTTAAACCTAATGTAAAAGCCCACCATGTATTACCACTATTGTAAGAAAAAAATCCAAATGTATCAGTTTTGCCTGCAGTTGGCGACAGAAAAGGTGAAAATCCATTTGTCCATTTAAAAGATGCTGGCCATGAAATTACTGTATTACCTCCACTAACAATTTGTAGTATAAAGCTAACCACTTCATCAATAGATTGATTGTTAGTGGTAGTTATAGAATCAATATTAACATTTTTATTTTCCACCACAAAAACGGTGCCTCTATTTAAATCAATTTCAATAGCATTATTTACAATCGGCACTACTACTTTTGTTTCTACAGGCCTATCAACGTTAATTCTATCACACTCTATTCTTCTTGTTACTATACTTGTAATTGATGAAGAATTAATAGTTGTAGCAAAAGAACCGCTACCTATTTGTAAATTTTTAACAACTGTTACATTCCCGTTAGCAGTTACATTCCCGTCAGCGTCCCAACTAGGAGCACCGGTTGAAAGTAGATTTGGTGTAACTTTTACCGCAGCAGTATTGCCTAATCCAGTACCAACATTACCCAAGACTGTTTGTCCAGCTATTTGCTGTATTCTATCTAAATTAACTGAGTTTGCTACAAGTTTATTACCGGAAATTGTATTGTCAGTTATAGCATTATTTGTTACCGAGCCCGCTGCCAATTTATCTGAATTAATAGCACCATTAACTATTAAATCTGTTGTAACCTGACCAAACTCTAAGGTAGAGGTACCACCAAGTCTTCTTAATATCGTGTTGTTGTTTGCAACCAAACTAGTAAAATTACCACTTCTTACTAAAACGGAATTATCTGCTATAGCAAAATCTGATGCGTTTGCGGTATTTCCCGTGTTATTAAGCTTTATGGTATAAGCAGCCATTTGCGAAAGCTTTGCGTTTGAAATTGTATTATTTTGAATTAAATCTCCTGTAAATGATCTAAAAGCTAAAGTTGAGTCAGACTCTAATCTGCAAAGTACAGTATTAGGGTTAGCTAAAATATTTTCTATATTACTACCTGTTCTTGCTAATATACTATGATTAGCTAAAGAAATATCTATAGCTTTTGCAGTAGCTGCTGTAGGATTACCCTTTATTGAGTTGCTTGCTGCGGTTAAAGAACCTGCTATATCACCTACAGTAAGTTTAAAGGTATTGCCACCTCTTGCAATAGGTATTGTATCACCTTCAAGCGCACTACCACCGCCTGCTAATTGAGAAATTTTAATACCTGCTGCCATATTTTTTTATTTATATATATATTAACTGTAATCTTTCTGTTAGAATATCTAAGTCAATATTTTCTTCTGTTACTAGACGTCCAGCGTCTGAATAAACAAAAATAGCTGTTATTGGTTCTGTCATAGTAACATATGTTACCGGATTAGAAAAAGTAACGTACGCATCAATACTATTTACAAATAGAGGAAAATTACCAGGGTTAGGTATTAAATTAAACAAACTATTTGATAAAACGGTGTCTGATTGAAATACCGTTATCGGGTTACCGTCAGAAAAAACTAATCCCGGACCGGAAGATAAAATATAATAAAGCGCAGAAGAACCAATTGTATAAAGATAATTATTTGAGGCCGGGGTAAATCTTGGAAATAATTTTAACTCTGAAGTATCTATAAAATTAAACGTTTGAGCCGAAACGCCTGAGTTTACATTAATCAATTCACCATAATTATCTATTGTTACTATTGCATCGTTGTAGGCGGTGGTGAGAGTATTGAAACCTGATTTAATAATTGTTAAAGTTCTAAAGGTATTTCCTACCCCGGCAGCTGTTACTGCTAAATTTTTAGTTACAGGAAAAGTTAACTGTAATTCTTGATCTCCAGTAACTAAGTTTGAAGCATATGATACATAATCTTCCGCATTTAATTGTATCATTTTAGAAGCGCCTAAAGCAATACCTGACAGGGTTATCATAGTACCTGATAAATAACTAAACGCACATTTATCTCTAAAGTTTGCTAAACTTAGTGATCCGCAATTTATATTACCATCTGTTGATTGTGTATAAAAAAGACCACTACCAGAATTTAGAATATTAATTGTATAAATTGGTGCATTTAAAAACGCGGTAATGTTATATGTATTAGTTTCTGCAAAAAATCCGCAAACATCTGTAAAGTTTTGACAGGGCGAACCTTCGTACTTTTCCAAAACATAAGGTGCCATTATATTTGCAGAAATTAAAACAAATTCGTTTCTAGGCGCTACAATAGTCTTAAACCCATAAATTTCCAACGACGGTGATAGTGAACATACAATAGAGCCAAAGTCATATGGACCATCATTGTAACATACGGTATTCTCGTTAGAATCTAATAATTCAATAGCTACATTGTTTATTCTACCTAATATAGGACCATATTCTAAACCATTAAAATCTTTAGTAAGTAATATTTCTGAATTGCCAGAAAGATAAGTAGCGGTTAAATAGTAGTTTTGAGTCATTGGCAGACCACAAGGGTTGTTACCACCGCATGGACCTCCTTTAAATCCTTCGAAGAAATAGCCTGCAGGAGCTTTAGTTGCTGATAATATAGCAAAGTCACCGTCTAAGTATATAGCTGAACACGTGTTACCACAAGATATTTTACCATCTATTGTAAAGGCTGATGTACCTGGTAAATTAGTCGATAATTGTAATGTATATTCTGGTATTTTAGTAAATATAGCAGTTATTGTAGTATTATCGGTAATTGCTAAAAAACAGTTACTAGCTAAACCTTGACATGGTGCACCCAACCACCCACCAAATACGGATCTAAAACCAGCGGAAGGAATTAAGGTTAAAGTACCGTTTATTGGATATAAAAACTCACACAAATTTCCGCAATCCAAACAGAATGGATCGCTAGTAACTATACCGTTTCCTGTTCCGCTTTTTACTATCTTTACATTTCTATACACAGAATATAAATTTTTACAAAATACACCTGAAAAACCTGATAAAGATGTTGAAGCATTAAATTTTAACACAGCTCCGTTGGTATTTTTTGGTCTTAAAACAGATAAACTAAAAGTATAGTTATTAAATGAGTAGTTTCTAACCTTATACCAAATCTCATCTGATGATATTCTTAGTGAAGTCAAATCATTTTGCTCAGTTATAAACTCTAAAAAATTAAAATTATCTATTTTTGTAACCTTTAAATTTTCACAACCTATATAAACGTTACCAAAAATATATTGATCGAAATCAAAATGAACATAGTGTGACCCTGGAATGTTTATAAAAACAGGGTTTACTTTAGTATTGTAATGAAAGTTGTTATAGTCTATGTTTAATTTATCAAAATTAAAATTCTCTAAATCATTAAAACCAGCTGGTTCAGAATAATTACCAGTAAATCTAAACTTATAATCAGGATTAGGGTTTGAAAAATTTATATCTCTAGTATAAAAATATGGTTTGTTTAATATAGGAAAATAAGAAACAATATCCCCGCTACCATCACTTATAGAAAATTGTTCGTTTATGTAAAAAGGTATCCCATTTAAATTGTAACCGCAATATGTTAAATTAAATAAGTTAAATTTTTCTTTGTAAGAAAATTTAGCACCTTCTATGTATCTAATATCTACTTCTGGAAAGTTATCATATTTAAAAGATGATAGAGTGTGAATAGATACATCTAATTGTAGCCCGGGGTATTTTTGTTTAAATTCTAAACTATCTACATCAAGTTCATATATAGTAGGGTATACATTTTTATAATTTGATGCTGATAGGGAGGGTAATAATTTTACAAAACACAAATACAGTTTATTAGTACTTTCAACATAGTAACTATTAATATATTTTTCTAAATTAGAATTTATTGTATATTTTGGTATGTATATACCAGGTAATAGGGTATTTAAAAATTTACCAGTACTAAATTCAAAATTATATGAATCAACAATTACGTAATTTTCTGTCTCTACAACAAACACGTTTTTAATTAAATAAAAAGACAGATGTTTATTAAATAACTCTTTCTGAATTTCTGTAGGATATTTTAAAAATATATTATTGAAGAAATGGTTAGCAGAAGAAACCAACCCTGTTAAAGAATTTTTTACATAAAGATCGCCCTGTATAAATTTTCTTTTATTAAATATATTTTCGTTTTCACTTACCCTTTTATATAGACCAAATTCGTTACCGTAAATATCTGTATACCATTCAGTTAAAAACCCTTTATCTTGCAAGAGGGAATTTAATCTGGTGTCTAATGGTAATGATTCTATCTCATTTAACCCAGGCCATAAATCGCTATCTGTCCATACACTGTCTTTCTCACCATTCCAAAAATCTACATTATCTTTAGCTAAAGAAAGGCCGTAAGGTTGGTTTACAACATCTTGTGAATAGCTCTCATACGGGTAAAATCTTTGATAATAACTATTGGAAATTACATCTCCTAATTTAAATCCACTTTCTAAGGATTCCTTATTCCAGGATAAGTTTACTCTATAAATTATTGGATAATCTAAATCAGAGCTCTCAACTACCCCAGGATCAGGAAATACATAAACCCCGTTAGGAGATAATTTTTTATAATTAATAGCTATTTTTTTATCTATTGTGTTATATTGTAATACACCTGTGTTTGATGGTATAAAAAATTTACCCATTTCATAAGTTGTATAAATTTGATCAAGACTTTGAACTGTTGCAAAAGCAGATTTATCTCTGTTAGAAAGATTTTGAGTATTTGCACCGGTGAGAGGTTTGGTTGTAAACAATACCCCTGAAAAAATATCATTTATTGTTGAACCTACAGAAAGATAATAAAAATCACAACTCGCGTATTTAGGTGCAAGTTTTTGTTTTAAATTAAGTTTTAAATCCTCTGAACTAAGAGAAAAAATATAATTTAAAAAATCCCTTTCTTTTAGATAATAGAGCTCATTACCACTTAAATTGTAACTTAATGATAAGGAGTTTCTTATATTAGTTAAAAATAACGGATATTGATTTATGGCGTTAATAATAGACTCTTTGAAATCTATATATAAATTTGGATCTATTTCATTAAAACCATAAGAGGATACATTTTCGTAAACCGTGTTTGTATTAAAATAGTCAGTACTATCATAAATTTCTTCTACTTTAACACTTAAATTTTTATTTATTGAACTAAGAGATGGAAAATTTACTCTACCTTCAGCGAATTTTAAAACATTACCTGATTCTATATCTTCCAAAATTATAGTTTTTATTGCTTTTTGTACAGAAAAAGTTGTTCCTTTAAAAGGTAATAGGGATATCTTTTGTTTTAATTTGTCTCTTTTACCGCAATAGTATAAACATATACTTTTTATTTTTTCAATAAAAAATGGTAATATTGTGTCTAAATTATCTGTTTTTGTAAAATCAAAATTTACAATAAATCTTCTTTCTTCTTCTGTTGAAAAGTTTAAAGTTATTTCTCTTAACAGATTAATGTAAAGATCGGAAAAAAACTTATCAGACGAACCTTTTTTACTGTTTTTGAGTACACCCCATTCTTTTATGTAAGATTGATAATTTTTTAAATTAACTGAAAAATTAGGAGACACTGTCTCTTGTAATTCTAACCAATTTAAAAAAGTCGCAGGACCTGATGATTTAAACAGTAATGCTTTTGAGTAATCTGACATCATTATTATTTAAAATAATACACCCGTTTTTATACCTATTTACTGTATTTTAAACTGTTTAAGGTTTTTATACAAATTACCACCAATTATATACTCCATCGTACCTGCATACGATTTCCATTCATTAAAATCGATTATTTCTTTTTCAAGTCTAGTAAGACTATCATCAAAGTCTATTAAGCCGTCATAAAGATCTTTATTGTTTGTAGGTTTAAAAGCAAAAAATTTATAATAATTTTTAATTTCCCTGTAATCTTGTTCTATATTTCCTGTAATTAAACCCCACCCCCAATTATAATTTATAGCTGATAGGGGATAGGGTTTAAATGCACTTAATCCAGGTGCCTTTACTAAAGTATTATGAACTAAATTATATTTTTTACTAAAATACTCGTAAGTGATTATTGGCAACCCGGGTGTAAATTTTCCGGTTTCAATATCTATCTCTGCACCTAAATTTGAATCGATAGAATATTCAAAAGAAGATAAGATAAACTGTCTGTTAAAGGTATTAAAATTGCCATATAATATACATTTTTTAATTGATAGTAAGTCAATTACTCTTCTCATAAACGGTGGCGCGGAAAAATAAAAATCTGTAAATTCTTCACCAAACATTTCGTAAATAGATTGTAAACTTCTTAGATTGCATTTGTCTATATCAGAATTATTATCAACAAAATTGGTAATTTTTTCGTATATGACTTTACCCAATTCATCAACATTACCTGTATTACCGTTAAGTATTGGGGTTAAAAAATTATTAAAAAAGTCTGTACTATTATATAGCGATTCCTGTAAAGCATAACTTCTTATTGTGGTAGCTAAATCATAATTTTCGTTTTTCTTTACTACTATAGATTCAGGTTTTCTAATTGTAAAGTAATTACTTGTACCTGTAACAATTCTCGGGGCGGTCGTTGTTCTCACTCTATTTTTTAACGCCCATCTAATACCTGTAAAATCACCAATAGTCTGGTAATATGCAAAGGTACCTTCCTCGGATACGGTTTTAAATGTATCCGGTAATACAATTGCTGGCAAAATACCAGGTATTATAGTGCTACTGTAATCTGATGGATCAAGCTGTCGAGGATTTTTTGTATCAAAAAATTGTATTAATCCTTCTGAATTGTTTATTACCCAAAGATTTCCATCCAAATCTCCGGCCAGCCCTCCAAAATCTTGAATATAATCGGTTACACTTTCAGGGTTACCCATTAAAAAACTTATTACATTGCCATCTTTTGTTATTCTGTTAATAGTATTGTTTTGACTGTTGACCCAAACGTTACCACCACTATCCATTGTTAGGTCGCCTAACATTGAAAATCTTTTAACAAAGTTGTTTAGCGGATTTTTTTGATCTATATAATATAGTAAATCTACTCTATTAACAATATTCGTTGTTTGGGGAACGTTTAATTCGTCTAATAAACCCGCGTTATTAAAAGAGGTAGCCCAAATATTATTTTCTGTGTCAATTAATAGTTGTTTTATTGTGTACGGGAATAAAAATGGAATTTTTAACAATTCTTTCCCATCTTTGTCATATTTTGCTATAAAGCTGCAAAGTGTATTTGTGTAAGAAATATAAACATTGTCATTTCTATCTACATCTATACTAGAAGGTAAAACAGAATCTTCACCCGCAAAACCACATAAAGAAAGATAATCTGTATCACTACTGTAAAATGGAAAGCTTTTGACTGAGGGTATTATCACTTTAGTAGCAATCAAAGTATTTTTATCCAGCTTAAATGAAGTAATTGTATCTCTTAAGGTAACCCAAGCATCACCGTTGCTATCAATAGCGATATTACAGGGTGAAGCACTTCTATTATCCCCCAATGCATTTATAATAGGGGCTGATCCGCCTATGCCGGACGGACTAGGTCTAAAAACCCTCAATCTTCTAAAAAACACTATACCTTTTTGTTGACCCTCCGTGTCAAATAATAGTAATGAATCATTGGCACTGTTTGTTATCCATACAAATCCTCCCGATAAGGGGTCTTTTATAAACAAAGGCGCGTAAGTGATGTTTACACCGCCGCTAACATTTGCTTTATAGGTGTCTAATTTACTTTTTACACCAGTTTTAAATTTTTCTGAATTGTTATAATAACCGTAATTAAATTCATTTTTTATTCTCCTAAATTGATTTAAACCTGGCTGCATTATATAGCCATAGTTTAATGTTGGAAGTGTATAAGCCTCATCTACTATGTAAGATATAGCTGATAATGCTACAACTGACCTTTCTTCTTTGCTTTCTAATATCCCAGCAAAATAGCTACCACTATTATTATAATCGGGTATATCAATGTTTTTATATATATTTACACCGGTAATTGGCGTGGAAGAGATGCCATTATATTCCATTAATGTAACTCTTATGTCGTTTAATTCTAATGCTTTATTTTGATTTAATTTTAAAGGTGGATAGCATTTTGTTGTAAAATTGTCTTTATCTTTAAATGTGCATACAAAATTTATTTTAGAATCGGTATATTTTATAGGGTATATATCAAATGAATAGTTTCTTTGAAATCTATCATTTGATTCTTCTACAGGACCTTCTACAGAAATGCCGTTGGATGTTATTTTTATACCTGTAGCAGGATTGAATAAAGACTTGATAAATTGAGCTGTGTAAGGATAGTTTATAAAACCATAGGGGTCATCTGAATTATAATTATATTTTAAATAATTTGCATCTTTAAAAATGGTAGAGTCAAAAGATGCGTATAAAATATCAAAACTATAAATGTTGTCAAGATTAGCTCTTTGATCTACAAATGTTAATATTTTATCGTTTGAAAGAGCTCCGGTCGTTCCACAAAAAACTGTATTTTTTTCTGGATAACTGTAAAATTTTAATTTTACATCCCAGCTATTGTTAATAAACCCTGTGTTAATTCTCTCAGCATAAACGCTAGCGCTTGTTGTTGTTGTGGAATCAATTATTTTATCTTCTAAAATATTATTAACATTAACCGTTGTTTCAATAAAGCCAAAATATGTTTTAAGATGTGACCAAGAATTAGAATAATATGAACTTACACTTATAAAATTGCTTCTACAACCTGAGGCGTATAAATTAACAGTATAATTTTTTCCATTTAAAAAGCTATCATATTGCCAGCTATTGCTTCTAAAAATTTTTAGAGGTGGGGTTTTTTTACCCGCTTCAATAGGATATGCTACTGACCCTCCAAGATCTCCTATAGATACCAAATCAGGAACAGCATTATAAACTTGTAAAAAATTATCTACTTGTAGGGTGTAGGTATTACCCTCTACATCATAAATTGTGGCTGTAACCAAATACGACCCAGGCCATTTGTAATAATGTTCTGCTGTCTCACCTACGTAAAACTCACCATCACCAAAATCCCATAAAATTTGATTTCTACTAAATAAGTTTCTATAATTTTCATCATTAGAAACCCACTGTAATTTAAAATAAAATGGAGTATTTGACAAAGTATAACTAAAAAAACTTTGTATAGCCGCAAAATCCGGATAAGTGGTAGTTTTTATCTTTACACCTGTTAAGCTTATCATTATTAATACTCTCTTTTACTGTTTATTAAATAGTCAGAAGATATTACTTCTATCTGCGAATCTAAACCTGACACATCATACCAATATGGGATTTTAAAAAATGGTAGTTTAGTATTTTGAGCTATTATACCTATATCTTCATTTTTAAAATTATATACTGGATTAAATCCTAATAAATTTAAACCCGGGGTAACCACCCCATCTCTTGTTGTAAATATATTTTTAACCCCCCCTAAATTGTAAATCTGTTGGGTTAATAGTTGTAAGTCTATCTCTTGACCAAGTCTAGTATTAGAAAATGAAAAGTAATCCAGTATTGTTTGTTTTATTTGATTTTTTATTTCGCTTATACTTAAATTACTAGAAGCGGATCTACTTACTACTAGTTTGCTTTGTTTAACTATATCTGTAGTCAAATTGTTGTTAAAAATTTCTTCTTGGGTTGCAACCCCAAAACCTACAGCAAAAAAAACAGGGTCTTGAAATACTATTTCTGTTGTAGACATTTTTAAGGCATTAATTTTGTTTAATATATAGTCTTTAATACCTTCACTTAAAAATCCTCTATCAAAAGTAAAATTATTAGTAATTAATTTTTTAGGTATACCATAAATGTAAATGTTGTTAAAATTACAACTATCAGCAAATCTTACCTGATTTAACAATACCCTACTATCTAATGACGGTTCTTTTAAACCTATATTATACAAATATCTAATATGCTCGTCTAAATAATCCCAGTTATTTACCACTTTTACATCTGTTAATATATTGCCAAAATTTGTATGAATGTAAGATTCAAAATCTTCTATAGTAACTAATCTATTTTGTTGTCTAAATGTGTTTGGTGCATTTTGTCTTATTTGAGCTACTGTTTCTACATCAGAATAAGGTGATGAAGCTTCTGTGTTTGTAAAATTAATATTACTAACTTCTTCTAAAGTTATTAATCTAGTTTTAGCATCTCTAATATCATTTACAATAGCGTTATATTGTTCTGTAGAATAAAAGAACATTTTATTATTATCTAGTGTATTGGGTCCTATAAACCCAGAGTCTTTATCCGATCTTAAATAATAAATTGCTACTAAATTACCTGCAATTAATTTTTTACCTGTAACGCTGTTACCGAACTTTACTGTATATCTTTGATTTTCGTTCAATCTAACCTCAAAACACTCATTACTACCGTTTTGTAAATAGAGAGATTCTACTCTCTTCCACTCTCTCCATTTACCTGTTTCATTTCTAACAAATACGTAAAAGTTGCTGTGATCTATAGGCTCGTTATTACCATCTGAATCTACGGATACTATATTTACTTCTTCAAAGTTTTCACCTGTTGAAACATAAATTGGATATTCAATAAATTCCCCTTGATAAAGTAAGGAAAAATCACTAAGTTCGTTTAATGTTTCAACCCCTGTTGAACTTTTGACAAATGTAAGGTCGTTATTAACACTGTAAATAATATCATTTACCGTAAAGTAAGAAAACCTAGGAATTGTATATACCCCTGGTTCTAACAATTCATTTGCCTCTGCCTGAAAGCTCAAAACAGAAGAATGTAGCCCAATTGGTTTATAATTTAATAATTTTACTATTTTGCTCATGTTCTCATAAAGAGTAACATTTGAAAATAAACTCTCATTACTTGTTTGATTTAAATAGTAGAGCAACACATTATAACTGTACGCCACCACATCAAGTAAATTATTAAAATTGCTTCCTTCAAAAATTTGATCTGTAAAAACCCCGTTTTCAGTAAGACGTTGCTGCATTAATAGCTTTAAGCTTTGCGCGTCAAAAGCAGCATACGCGTTATAAGATAACGGAAACTCCTGGTCAAATGGTCTTTGTTTGTTTGTGTCGCTCATTTTTAGTTAAAATAAAATCCTGATTCTGATAGTTTACCCTGTAAGGTAATACCTAATATATTTAACGAAGGTACATCTAATCTAAGACCAATTTCATAAGTTTGATTTTCTATATCTGGAAAAATAAAAATCTTTTTAACTTCTAATCTCGGTTCAAATTTATTAATACCCTCTAAAATTAAATTGCCCATTAAGTTTGCGTTTATTTCAGTTATACCTGTAAAAACAAATTGTAAAAGGTTCAAACCATAAATAGGATTTAAAATCTTTTGTCCGGGTATGGTAGTAAATAGATTGAATAAGCTATTTTTTACCGCATCTACATCAAAAGAAGCTACTAAATCTTTTAAAACGTTTTTACTGTTTAATCTAGGACTTTTAGCGTAATTTTGCTTTAAATCCAGCTCAATATCAACATAAATAGGTTTACCCTTATCTTTCACTTTAAGGGTATCAATTACTATAGATGACATAAAATTATTTATGACTATTAGTTTTTTATACCTGGTAATATAAATAACTATATGGGAAAGTTTATAAAACTGTACGAATCAGCTATTCAAAGATATACTAGAGGTGGCTTTCTAGTTGGAGATTTGGTAAAATTTAAAGAAGGTTTTCAAGGAGATGAATTCTTTAAAAAACAAGCTGTTAATTATCTTCAAAAGATCGATGAATTTGTTAAATCAGGACTTAATATAAGGGTCTCTGCTGTTAAAGCAGTTTATCCCAGCTCTTACAAACCAGGTAATATTCAGAACGAGGCTGAATCTTTCTTAGTGGACATTGTTTTAGAAACGGCTCCAGGATTATACTATCAATTCGTAACTGTACCGGCGCATGTATTAGAGTACGTAGATACAGGTATTAATCTAGCTCCAGTTCCGGATGCATTAAGAAGACATAATAATGAAGTTATAGATCCAGAAGAAATAACAACAAAACAGGATCCAACTTCATACCTATCACCTTACAGGCAAACAAATACAACAGATACTGGTGATGGTAGAGATTCTAAATCTAATATAAGTCTTCCTACCCAAAACGTAAAAATTCCTTCAAGTCCAGCCGAAGGAGATAAAGATCCAGCAGTAGCAAGCTACACAGCACGTTACATGCCCAAGAGTCGTTAATCCCTTATTTCTGATAGGGCTAAAATAAGACAATAGAAGTTAATTTCAGGATCAACCACAAATGCACTTCTATACATATATTCCCCTATAGTAATAAGCCACATCTTTTTCTGCAGCTCTGTTATCGGTAAATTCTGATTACAGACCATATCAAACAACGTGTTCAAAAGCTGCTGGTAGTCAGCATTGAATCCTGCTTCGTTCTCGATAACATACTTTCTAGCATCTAATGCTTTGCCTTTAATAATTAAATTTACTATTTCGGTAGCAAAATTATCTACTATATTAACTTCTGGCAAAGCTAACGAACCCTCAACACAGAACTTTTGAACTTCATTAATACTCTTTCTCGTATCAGGGTAAAGTCTCTTTACAAGTAAAACCAACTTTTTCTTATTATCTTCGTCCAGAGTAATGTTTTCGACTTTTAAAATATGACCTATTCTTTTAACGATACCTGCAATAGGTGGGGTTAGTAAAAACGATTGACATCTACTTTGTAGAGGTTGTATGACTCTATTAACATAATTACAGGTTAAGATATACCTACAATAACCCGCGTTTTCTTCCATTGTATTTCTTAAACCTCTTTGAGCATCACTAGAAGCGGAATCTATTTCATCGCATATAACGATTTTCATTTTACCGTTAAAGCTTTTGGTCTGACTAAATTGTGTGATAGTTGTTCTAACTGTATCAATACCAACCTCGGAGCAGTTCAATAATAAATGCTCTGCATCCAATACATTTACCAAAATCTTAGCTAATGAAGTCTTACCTGTGCCAGCATTACCGTATAAAAGTAAATTCGGTATTTCATCGCTAGTAATAAATTTATCTATTATCTTTCTGTTTTCATCAGATAAGACAAGATCACTAATTAGCTTTGGACGATATTTCTCAATCCAAAGATTTTCTAAGTTATTTTCCATTATCTTCCAGAAGAACCAAAACCTTTTTCACCTCGTTCTGTAGTTTCTATATTACCCCATTCCACGTCTAAGTCAACGTTAAAATGTACAACTATTTGGGCAATTCTATCACCTACTTTAACTTCGTGATCAACTAAATCATGATTATACAATAGTACTCCAAGAGTACCTCTATATCCCGTATCAATAACACCAGGATGAGCTAAAATACCATTCTTAAATGATAATCCAGATCTTGAAGCAACTCTAATCCAATAACCAGGCTCTAAATAAGCTAGTTGTAAGCCGACATCAACGACTGCTTTCTCTTTAGCTTTAATAATTTTATTTTCTACAGAAAATAAATCCCAGCCAGCATCGTCAGAATGATTTTTTTTTGGTAATTGAGCGTCTTGATGAGTTTTAGCAAATCTCATAACGGGTTTTTTAAGAATAGACTGAATCATAACCTTATTATAAATTATAGATTAACTTAATCAACATAATAACTAATTAAATGGAAGATGATTCTAATTACATTACTGTAAACGAGTTAACGGAAAAGCTTAAAGAGCAAGTTGATAATGTTAATACAAAAAACAAAGAATATAAATCTGAAGTTGATACTCTTAAAAAAGATAATTTAGAAAAATTTATATTAGAAAAAACAGGCGAATTAGTTGTAGAGGGTCTTGATACAATTAAAGAGCTTAAGTCTATATTTGTAAGTAATCCAAATGCAGAAGAAATCGAATCACTTTCTCAAGCGTTCAAAGCGGTAAGCAGTGCATTATCAGTTCTTAAGGATATACAAGTTGCAAATTCAAAAATAGAAAATAACAAAGAGTTAAAAGAAATGGACATTAAAGCAAAAAAAGAGCTTAAGGAAGCAAGCAAAGAAGATATACCACAAAAATATTTGTTAACTAGAGATGAAGTTCTTAAAAAACTTATAGAAAAGTCAGAAGTTATAGAAGCTGAATTTGAACCGTTAGATATTAAACAAGATTAGAAGGTTTTGGTGAAGCAAAGTCTTTAACATTAATCGGAAGCTTACTTACAATATCTTTACCTACACCATCTACAACTGTATTAAGACCTTCCACCACGTTAGTAAACGCAATTGCGGGTGAACTTATGTCAACGTTTTGTACTCCAAACTTATTAAAGTTTATAGATTTGAGTAAAAAGCTAGACGCATCACCTACTACCTCTTGTAATTTTTTTGTGTAAGAAGTAATTACCTCTCCAACCCTTTTTACGTGTTCACTATCTAAAACTAAATTAGTACCGTGATTCATTGTGCTTTTAGCCAATGACCCTATAATAGGGGTTAAGTTTTTGTTTGAGATAGTACCTACTATTTTCAATGCAGATGCCATATTGGCCTCTAACGTAGGACTAAGTCTAACTCCTATATTTGTAAAGTTAGGAGGAGCGCCACCCCCTCCAGCTGTATTAAAAAATGGTGTAGTTGCTGCTTGAAATAAATTTCTAGGATCAACCGGGCCCAATTTTGGTAAATTTACCCCCAAAAATGTGGGTTTTGGTAATTTTCTAAGTGTCTCAGATTTAATTAAAGGTGATTGTGATTTAAAGTGGGATCTCCAACCTTCGACTATACCTGGATCATCTATATTTTTTAACTGACCGTCTAGTTTTGAAAAGAAATCAGCAAGTCTTTCAACTGGCTTATTGGAATTTTTGGCATCCCAGTGTGCTTTAAATGTATCTAAAACCTCGGGCCCGTATTGACCAAAAATTTCTTTTAATTGGGGAGCTATAAGCTCATTTACCGGGTTATAATTTCTCAAAAGCGTGTAAAATGTTGCTGTTGGTACCATTAGACTTCCTCCGTAAAGTTTTGTTTTTTATCTACATACGGTTTGACCCCGTGAATAGTATTAGTATATCCGCCTTTTCCAAATTGATGTATCACGTACGTTGTCATATACTTTCCTAAAACATTGTTATCATATGAAGTACTTATGTTACTATCCATTCTATTTATTGTGAAAAATTTACCTGTTTGTCTCATTGTATTACCTCTAGCTCTAAAAGATATAGATGTATTTTTAAAAAATAAATTTAACATACCTTTATTAACACCATAACTTTTTCTTTGTTCTTTACTTACGTTATCTGGAATATAATCATGTGTTATAGTCTTGTGAGTTTTTCTTAATTTATTAACAGGGGTATTTGTACTAGAACCACTAGAGTAATTTCCTGATTTTAAATAAGTTTTTTCGTATAACTTAGTAGCGCTTTGAAAGTTATTTTCTTTAAAATCTGATGTAAAAAAACCTCTTGGATCATTACTATGAACTATAGATGTTGCTAGATACTTTTGTAGGTCTTTAGCATTTATTTTAGTGAAAGTATAATCGTCTATCAAGTTGTAATCAGAAACGTTCATCTTACCTCCTCTGGAACCCTTCATACTACCTCGTTGTAGTCCAGAAGAAGATGGATCTATTTTACCTATGTAAAAATCCTCTTGATCATTAGCGTTTAACAAAGTACCCAAACTCAGACCGGTACCCCCAGAATAATACTTGTTTATAGGTTTTAAATCATATTTGTCTGTATATCTTTCTTTTTTTAGCAAACACGGTAAGTTGTTATTACTTTTATCACTAATATGTAGTGATAACACATAAGACAGATCTTGTACAGCTTTGTTGCTGCTTGTGCTATAATACATTATTTTTGATTCCCCGGTATCCCACAAACCCTTTTTAAATTTTTGTCCAGATATTTCTACTAAAGCTTTCTTTAATATATCCTCCATAGCTTCACTAGTTAATACACTATTTTCTGTATTCGAGTTTGAAGCTTTTTTATTACCAGCCTGGGTACCGCTTGTAGTAGATCTTGTTGCTGGGTTAGATGCTGCAGCTGCAGCACCAGCGCCTGTTTTTGCAGAACCACCCTTAGGAGACGAACCTGTACCACTTTTTGTTTTGTCTCCTGTAGAGTAGTCTATTGTTACATCGCTTAATATTTGAAAATCTCTGTCCCAAAAATAAAATTTTCTCTGTTTATTTCCCTTACTCGAAGTTATATCTTCATATTTGTATATACTACATTCGTGTTTAATATTATATTTTTTTCTGTCACTTTCTGAAGCATAAACCTCCAAACATTTTTGCTCTTTTATTTGAGGCATTATATCTATTTTTAAAATATCTCTACCATCACCTCTAAATTGATACGACTGCGCATTACCACCACCTGTTCCCATGCTACTACCTAAACTTTCAAACGCTTCTAAAACATCATTGTTGTAGTTAATTGTTAAAGTTCCATAAACATAAAAGAACCTTAAGTCATCTACAATTTGTAAATCCTCTACTGCGCTAAATTTTAAACCTACTTCAGAAGTTCCGTTAAAAAGTTTTAAGTTAAAAATATATACGTTATCGCCAATTTGCTCAACGTTATCCTTTTTTGCGCCACCAGAAGTTAAATTGCTGAAAATACCTTTTATCATGTTTTTTGTTTTTCTATTATTTGATCAACAACATATCTAACAAATTGGGGGTATAGTATTTTAAGTTGAGTTCCCGGTACCGGATATTCAATAGGGTTTCTAATCTTATTAGTTGCCATTATTAACCACCACAAGTTCATATTTCTATATTCGTTATAACTAATAGTTGTCCACGGTATAGATTTTGTTACTGTAATTGTATAAAACGTGCTAGCGTCTAATTCTCCATCAATAACCACTTGTGTGGTTAGAAGATTATAAAAAAATTGATTATCTTTAGTTAAATATAATCTTAAAAAATTTTCAAACGAAAATTCATCTAAAGTAGGTAAATAAGGAACATCTTTTTGAAAAGGTCCTACAGCTGAAATGCTTTGTTGATTTGTGATAATCATAATATTACTGGGTTCTTAAAGATGCACTTTCATTTCTAAAAGAATTTTCATAGCTATTAAAAATTTCACCAAATGGGTTGTAACGATCATTGCTTACTACATTGACTATATCCTGTTTATCAGAAAGCATAGAAGCTAAGAAGTTTTGAGATTCTGGTAATAGCCCTTCTATAAGCATATAAATTTTATATGCGTCTGGTACGATTGTATTAATGGTACCCCCTGGAACTTCTAAAGGCATCATTCTTCTTGAACCCATAAAGTCTATTTTTAATTGACTTATAAAAGCATAAGGCATATATTTAACCCCTGGTATGTTGACTTCATATATACAAGCTGGATCAATAAGCTCTCTTGATCTTCTATTTGGTCTATTTTGATATGTAAGCATAAAACATAATTGCCAATTTCTTCTCACATCATCATATGTAGCCCAACCGGTATTAACTAACGGAAATTCTAATTCTATACTTTCACCTGTATTGGTAAAATTATAAAATTTTGGTCTTTCAATATAAATGCCTGGTTCCTTAAAATGTGCAAATCTAGCTAAAGCAGAAGCTGCGTTATAAATTTCATTTACACCTTGACCCATAATGGAATTTGACAGTTGTTGATCATTTTCTGTAAATCTGTTTAAAACGTTATTTAATTGATCTGCAAAATAAGGTAGATAATAAGTAAATTTGGTATCTTCTGTTATATAGAGACCTTCATACGGTCTTAGATATTTGCTGTTTAGACCTTCAATAGTAGCGCCCAATATACTATTAATATCAGAATTTCCAGTTGTAAGAGTTGCAACTGAATTTAAAAGATTTTGATTAAAAATATTACCAATTGTAGAAAAAGTACTTTGTAGTCCAGGGTTTGAAGCTATGTTACTTAATACACCACCGATTGATTGACCAAACACGGATCCTATTCTTGCATCTAGAGTACCTAATGAAGAAGAAGCTGAAGAAAGAAAATAAGCAGCACCAGCTATTAGTGAATTAGTTCTAAGTCTCTTTTCTCTTAGTGTTATACCTGGTACTTCTTGTCTTGATTGTGTACCAGGAGGTGAGTGAGTCCATTGAAAGTTGTTCACTACATCTATAAAACCAGAAGAAAAATTTAAACTATCTCTACCAATATAATTTGAACCATTAAATGATGCAGTAAAACCACCTGCGGGTGTTAACATAGGTGCACCTGCATTTTCACATTTATTATTTGTAAAACTATATAAATTACTCATACTCTTGTAAATAAGTTATTTCCATGTAAATTATTTAAATCCATATTACTAGGAAAATGTTGCTTTAATGGCGTGTCTCCTCTTATTTCCGGTGATATATTACTTTTATTTTTTGATCCCATTTGAGGTGAACTTCCAGATGATTCATTTTTGTAATTATTAGTAACGTTGTTTTGAGATTGATTACCAATATCCTTTATTTTACCATTAACAGAATTAAAACCGCTTGTTATAGCTTTTGCTAAATTATTAAACTGATTTGCTAATTTGTTTATTGCATCAACAGTCTGCTTACCTGAGCTTTTTATAGCCTCAGAACTATCGTCTTTGCCTATGCCATAAAAACTATTATCAATATTTTCATAATTATTTTCTTCGCTTAGCGCACTATCACCTTCTTTTATAGTAGATTTAGAATCATTATTAAAAGTATTGTTTTCTTCTAAAGTTTCTCCTGATTGTAAATTACCGTTGTTTAAGTATTGTTGCTGATTTACTGAATCCTGTATAGCATTATCCACACCACCGTGTTGATCAATAGCGGTATTAAGATCTACTTGATCTTCACTTATAACTGCAGGATTACCAAAACTATCACTAACTAATTTTGGGTCACTGCCAAACGCATTTTCAGCTTCTACACTTCTATCTATAGCTTCTTGTTGCTCTTCTGAAACAAAAGCAAAATTAGGTGTAAAGTTATCAACTAGTACTCTAGATTCTGTATTAGAATTATTAACGTTGGTAGTGTCAAAGACGTTTTGATTTTGAGCTTCTTTAAAATAAAATTGGTTTAATAGTTGTTCTCTTTTTTCTAGTAAATTGTTTATTTCTCTTTGAAGAACTTGATCATTATTGTTAATATTTGATTTAGTATTTTGAACTATATTTGTATTGTCTGCATTATTGTTTTGTAAATTGTTGATTGATTCGGAAGACAATTCATTAAAAACATTATCTGTATTTTGTAGATTGTTATTAAAAAAATCCTTATTTACCACATTTACGGTAGAATCTGAATCTTCTAAATTAGTATTAACAATATTTTGTTTTATTTCTTGTGTTGGCGTTATTTGTATCTCGTTTTGAAGATTTTTTATTTTTTCATCTAACTGTTTTATTTCATTTAATAATTCTGTGTTGTCTTGAGCTTGATAAACATTAGTATTATTAACAGTGTTGTTATCTAAAGATTCTTCATTTTCATCTTTAGTTACAGTATCGTTATTGGCATACGACCTTGTGGGTGTCGCGGGTTTAGAAATTATCCCTCTTGTTTCTCCTGGCATTGCATAATCTTCAGATAGAGTTAGGGGATCTTCAACTCTATACTCTAAATTATCACCCTCTAAATCCTCTTGATTGTTAAATGAATTAACATCAAAATATTTTTCTGGTAAACTTACGATATTGTCCACTTAATTATTTAATATTATTATTCTTTTTGTATATAGCTATTAGTACGTCTGTTTCTGCAGGAGTTAAACTTTTATACTCACTATAGGTTAACTTTAAAGCACTACAAGTTAAAAACATTTTATTATATAAATTAGAAAGATTGTAATTAAATAGAAATTTTATAAAATAAAAAAAAGTATTGTCATAAAAGGAAATTTTTCTTTCACTATTTTCAAAAACTAGTGTTGTGTAAATTTTTTGGTTCAGTTTTAAATAATCTTTTATTTCTTTTATTATTTCCTTTTTCAATGTTGTCAATAATTTACTTTTATTTTTAATAGATAATTTTTTATAGTCTATTTCTACTTTTTTTATTTTTAAATCAACTATTATATCTATTAAAAATTCTATAAAATTACTATAATAGAGTTTGCTTGGGTGTTTTAATTCTAGTTCTAAATCTTCTTTAACATATTTTGTAATAGGTTCATTAACATTGTTTAACAAATTAAGAAGAATATTATTAATATTAAATTTATAATTTATTGGTGTACTACCTTGTGATATTTTAATTTTTAATTCATTACTTATACACACCATTCTTAAATTTAACAAAGCAAAAGTTTTGTCAAAGTTATTATCTGTTGGTATTTTTTTAACTAAGTTTTCTAGATAATAAGCTAACCCGGTATCATCGTTTGATGAGATAAATTTGCTTATATCAAATAAGTTTTTATTTTTTATTTGATTTAAATATACTGTAGTTGATAAGCTAGGTACAATCGTTTTTATTTTATAATCGTTCACAGTTAAAAGGTTAATGGATTACTAAAAAATGGTTGATTACTTCTTATAGAATTTATTATACCAGGTAATGGTAAATACATATTATTTTGTATTGTATAATTTGTAAAAGAAAAATTAGCAGTATACGATTTTACCTCGTTAGGCTCGTCGTATTCATAGTTTTGTCTAGATACTGTAGTTGGTACACAATTAAAAAACGTAAACACTTTTCTTGGAACCATACTAATATTAGCGTAGGTTTTACTATACGATAAAAGAGTAATATTACACTTAACACTATATCTAGCATCTCTTCTTGTTACGTGTCCGTAATGACTTGCTAGCATTACCCAAGGCCTAATAATAAAATCCATAAAAGAAGTATTATTGTCGTAAAACCCAAGCACAAGAGGTGTATCAGCGTAACTCGCTCTCGCACCTCCTAATACCCCAGGTATAAAACCTCTATTGTTTCTTAATGTCGCTGTTTCGACAGTGTATTTTTCTTCTGGCATTTCAAAAGAATTGCAAAAAATACATCCCGTTACATATTGAAAGGGGTAGGACGTTAATATGGTTTTAGCTGCGTTTATTTCAAACGCATTATTATTACCTACTGTTCTCTCTAAGTTTTTTAAAATTGCTGAGTTTAACGCTGGTGGAAATCTATCTATAATAGCAATCCACTGAGATTGTAAAGAAGGTGTAGATACCCAAGAATTTAATTGAGATAAAAAATAATCCCTAGTGCTTACTAGTGGTGCAGCAGGTATATTAAAACCTATGAGGTTTCCTATTTGAGGTTGGGTTGGTGGATTCTGACCGTTAACTAAACCACCTAAATTACCTAATATAGACCTTACTACATTAGAAGCGCCATTTAAAAATGTGTTTGATACGGCCATTAATATTATTTAATAGGCACGATTAGTTATTGATTAATACTACGGGCCACCAGCGTTAATTGCTGTATCCGCTGACTCGTCTGATGTTAGAACGTAATAATGATAAGCAAATGTAACGTTAAACGACATTATTGCACCTGTACCTTCAGCCATATTATATTCAATATCACCTAGATTGCGAACGCTTGCACCAATAAGTCTATATTGCTGCATAATATTTTTAGCAGGATCTAATTGAGCTAATTGAATATAAGAAGAACGTTGAGGTATTGAATAAACACCTGTTGAGTTTTCATCGTTGAATAACAATCTACTCCATTGTTCGAATTTATTTCTTAATTGACTGTTTTTGTCACAATAAAATTGAACTTGGTAGCTAGCGCTATCTGGGTACTCAACAATTCCAGGTAAATTAAATGCCAAGCCCATATATTTGGCTTCAACGTTTGTTATGTTTCTGCCTGGCAACTTAGCTGATTTTGCATAAACTAAGTCGTTAGTTGTTATAAAATTGTTGCCTAAAGTGCCGTATTGTGCACCAGGTACAATTGCTACAACTTTGAAATTGATGTCTCTTGAAAAATCAACAGCAATTGCTCTGTCGTAAAAATTGTTTATTAGTAGATCTGTTAGTTGTGCCATAAAATTATTTATTCATTAATTTTGTTATAAACCAATTAGCTCCTGAAAATCTTGTCCTGTACGTGTCGCGTAGAAGGATACTAAGATAAACTCTGCAGTACGAACCGGTTTAATATAAATATCAACTTTTAACTCATTGTTGTCAATAACGTCAGGTGTGTTATTTCTTTCGTCGCAGACAATCAAGTAGTCATATAAACCTTCTGTGTTCTTAGCTCTATCAAATATAGGTGATAGAGTATTAACAATTTGGGTTCTTGTAAAGAATGTATTTGGCTCAAATACGAAGAACTTAACTGTATCACGAGTTTGTACCTCGAGATTTAAGAACAATCTACGAACGTTAATTCTATCGAATGCTGATGGTTTCTTGAGCAAGGTCTTTTGACCAAAGATTACGAAACCTTCTGCTGGGAAGAACGCAACTGGGTTAATTGATACTTTATAAAGTTGATCGCGTTGTTTTTGTTTCGGGTAAACAGCAAGATCAGTAGCATTTGTAATTACACCACGTGTAAAGCCAGCTGGTGCAAACCATGGCTGAAATAAACTATCTGTGTTAGCCATCGCGGCCGCTGCAAATCCGGAGAACGGAACCCACATTTGTCTATTTGATGTTGAATCAATTACTTGTGCAAATTGGCCATATGTTGTTGCATATGATGAATTAATTGTAGAGAATTGATGTCTTAATGGCCAGTAAACATGTTGGCTGAAGTTTGTAGTAACATAACCTGCAGCGTATGGATCTGGATCAATACCTGCATTTGGGCCCCACGTCTTCTTAGCATTAATTACTTTTGAATTTTGACCCTGAACAAAAATGTTTCTAATAGGATCAAGAATTACCATGAAGTCTTTTCTTTGCTTTTCAGCTGCATTAACAAATACATTTGCCACCGCGTTGTAATAACTTCTTAGATTTGTACCTTCATCACCTAAACCATCTGAGTTTGTTACGTAGAAAGCACTTAAAGCGTTAAGTGGTTTTGAATCTACGAACGGTCCAGCTGTTTGATCATTAACAACATCCGATGGAGCTGATGCTGTTTGGTAAATTGAATTTACATAAACAGTTCCTAAACCTGCTTCAACAGCTAGATTAATTGGATATATATCAGGGTTCTCAACCAATTCAAAAGCTCTTTCAAGTTTTGATGGTAGACCACCAATTGATTTATCGTTAGAAACTGTGTTTGAATATACCCCTAAAGCGTATATTGCATCTGTGCCCCCCATTTTGTCAAGCGCTGCACTTACTGAAGCACTTGTCATACCAACTCTTGTTAGGTAAGTTGCTGAGGTATCAATAAAACCAGTATCGTTTAATGGAGTTGCAAGTTGTGTACTCAAAAAGCGAACCTTTTTAGTAGGGTTTCCACCGCTACCAATCCAGGTATTGGTAAATCTACTACTAATATAAGGGTTGACCTTTACTACAACATTAGAGGAATTATCCGCAAGGGCGCCAAGGTAGAATGTTTTGGCTGGACCACCGGTTTGATCGGCAACTTGTCTATGATAGTCAAGAGAGCCGATATAACTTTCAGACAATACGTAGTCAAGTGAAATTGTATCTGGAGTGTAGATGCTCTTTCTTAGCTTAAACAAGCCAAATGATAAAGTATCGTCAAATGATCTTGAATTTAGGTCAGTTTGACCTAGATTCTCCAATACTTCAGAAATACTTGAACCATCACCAGCTTTTGTTGCACTTAAGGCAAAATTTAATCTAGCTTCGGGAACTTGTAAATAGTTGTAAATAGTTGTATTTGAAGATTGTATTGCATTTACCCTAAGAGCGCCGTTGAAGGGAGTTGCTGGGTTATAATTATTGTTATCAATAATACCAACATAGTAACCTTCGAATGTGTTATTAACGGTTGTTTGTGCTTTGTTTAATATGATTAAACCTGCATTTTCTATACTACCGTAATCGATGCCTGATAAAAATGTGTTTGAAACTGAATTTTGCCAATCTATATTATTATCAAGTATAGATTGATATTGTTCTGCACTCAATTCAAGGTGTGTTGGCTTACCAAACAAATATACATTCGCATCTGTTAAAGCGGTAGCAGCTGATGTTGATGTGTTTGATGTAATAAAACCGCTGGCAGGATAAACTAATGCACTATATCTCCAAGTTGTAAAACCATCACCTTTTTTCGAACCATATGGTAAACGTGTTGTAAGTAATTTTGCAGGGGATGAACCAAGTATTGCTTTTGCTGTTTGATAAAAATATTGTTCTGCTGCATTTGTTGGTGCACCGTAAACTTGTTCAAACTCTGAAATGCTACCTGGTTGCAAAACTTCGTCTATAGGTCCTTGGTTTGCAAAACCTGGTAAAAATACAAATGTTCCTTCTGTTGTTACTGGTCTAATTGAGAAATCTATTTCTCTAATCTCTACACCTGGTGATTGAATTGTTCTTGCCATAAAATTATTTATTATTTCTTTGCTCCCTTTTTTAACAAACTATAATAAAATTGCTTCAAACTGATGATAAACATATTCAAAAGTAGACTCCAGTTCATTAGAATCTCTATCAGAATATGTAATCCCTCCTAAAGAAACGGGAAAAGCATGGTAATATTTAAATTCAATAACTCTATTATTATACTCATCTAAGCCAAAAACTGAAATAGTGGTTTCGTAGTTTTTAAGAGAACCCGTGTCATTTGCTAATTTTGATTTATAAATACTCTCTTTTTCACTATTAAATATTTGTAACCATTTGTATATAACCCAATAGTTGTTAAACATGTTGTCAACAGTAAAATTAATAACATTTTTAGGGTAAGATGGTCTTGTATAGCTGGTAACTTTCATGACTTGACCGTCGTATGGAACTTCTTTTTCAGGAACAGTAAAGGTGGGTATTACAGATCCATATATGGAAAACTGCATTGTATCTGGGATTACACTATTGTTTCTTCTACCAACAGAAGCTTTTATAGCCTTTAAAGTTTCTGGTAAAGAAAAAACCATAATAAATTTGTCTTTTCTTGTCTTGTTTAAATAGCTTTGATAATAAGCGTTATTTTGGATAGGAATATTCACTAGTATCTATTATTTAGTTCTGGGAATCTCCAGCCCTGCTCATACAAATCTTCTAAATCGGGATTATCAAATTGTTCTGCATCATCATTTTTTGTTTGATACACAACAGGAAGCGGCTGTACCCCTATTTGATCTGCTTCATTATTGTAAACGCCAATTGGACTTACTATACCTTTAAAACCATAATCTAAGCTCTTTATAACTTCTGGTCTCATATTGTCGTCTAGTTTGATAATTTCAAAATATCTAGCACAAATATCGTTTTCAAGACAAATTAAAGCCCATACCATTGCCATTACTCTATCGTCCAAGGTGTTTGCTGTTCTTCCTGACCATGTGTTGTTGGGGTGTCTTACAAAATCTTTAAATTCATTTAATGTTTTAATATCATGAATTTTTACTACTCTTAATTGATTAACCCAATATCTCATATTCATAATGCCTCGATATTTGGTATTAGTATGAGATACAATTCCTAATCTTTGGTATATATTTTTTTCTTCAGTCTTAGCACCCCAAGTTATAATATTTTCATAACCATAAACATTTCTTAAATTGTCTACAACTTGCGCTCCACAATTATTTCTTTCAATTGCTACAACAGGTTTACCCCAATGGGTTAAAACTTCTTGTAATTTTTGTGTAAAATTATATGGTGGTAAAGATGTAGTGTAATATTCCGCAACTTGCTTAATATTAGAAAGATCGGTAATATCTAAAATTTGAGCAACAGATGCATTAAGTTTTAACCCCTCCCCGACGTCAACTCCAACTGCATAAATTTTATCATTTGATGGCTGCTCCCAGATTAAGTAAGACCCGTCGTCGTAAACATATTTCGGATCATAAATGTTTAATTGTAAGTTTTCGTAAAGACCTTCATCGAGAGCGCTTTCCCCTGAAGATAAGAATACACATTCAAACTCTTGAGCGAATTTTTCACGAGAACCCATTGTTCGAATAGTTCTTTCCTTCCATTCTTCATCTCTATCAGGTACTTCCCACCAGTCCACTCTTTCTGCCTTCCACCCATTCCAATCATCCCCTTTCTTAATTGCTCCTGAATATAATGAATGAAATAGGTTACCAACACCATTTGGAGTACTAACAGCTAAAATTTTAGCCTTTTTAGATGAGGAAATTACAGGGTAAACAGAAGCCCAAAACGCTTCAAGCATTCCTGGTTCAATAAACGCAAGCTCGTCAAGACATAATAGTGACACAGACGAACCACGACCTGTATCTGATGTTGTAGTAGATATACTAATTGTGCTACCATTTGTTAAAGACATTGATGTCTCTGCATATTTTACAACAGGTGACTTTAAATAGTTTGGCAACATTTCATACGCTAGTTTAATTCTTTTAAAAATTTCTTTAGCTGTTACCTCTTTGTTAGCTACTAATAAGATATTTTGGTCATCATTAAATAATGCTACCCACAACATATATATAGTAAGAATACTACTCTTACCTATCTGTCTACTTGCTAATAAAACAACAAATCTATCGTTTTTTAATGTTTTGAGAATTCTTTTTTGATATTTTCTTAATTTAATTTGTTGTCTACCCTCATCAACGTTAACTATATAGAAATGATTTTCGGCAAAATGTAAAAGAGACTTTTTACATTTTTTAATCTCTGCAATCATTTCCGGAGTATATTCGTATCTAGAACCCGGAGCAGGAATATTACTATTACCGAGATAGGCCTTTTCCCCTGTACCTAAATCTTTATTCTTTGACATTGTAAATATTTACACCGTTAGCAATAAATAACTATATGACAAGAATTAAATCTATTACTGACATCAGTTCACTATATGAATCAATGTACAAAAATACAGGTGGTTCAGAATTAGTAGAAGAAAAGAAATCAGCTAAAAAATTTCCTAAAGGTACATTTCCAAAAGCTGGTGAGACTGTTAAGGAGCCAAAAACAATGAAAGATTCTGGCCCAGAAAAAGTTAAAGGTCTCAAAAAGGTTAAAAAAAGTAAAAAAAGTAGTAGAAAAAATGTACGCGAAAATATAAATAGTTTTATGAAATCTAAATTTGATAAACTTTTCGAAAACGTAATGGATGACGAGTTAGATCTCGGTCCTAGTGCCGGTCCAGAAGGCGATATGGAATCTGATACAGATGTCGATACCGACTTCGGTGGTGAAGAAGACATGGGTGGTAACGAAGTAACAGTTACTTTAGACAAAGAAACAGCACAAACATTAATCGACGTTCTTCAAGCTGCAGTTGGTGGTGAAGAAGATTTAGGTAGTGATGAAGAGTCAGACCTAGAAGATCTCGAAATCGACACAGAAGGTGGTGAAGAGAACAAAGATGAAGACGAAGAAGAAGTAGAAGACGAAGATGAAGAAGTCGAAGACGAAGATGAAGAAGAGGAAGATAGTTATTCTGAAGAAGTAGAAGCAGAAAAATTATCTGATGAGCACGGCAAAAAGCTAACAAAAGGTATGGACGCTGCTGGCAACATCAAAGCTTCAAAAGGCAAAGCTTCAACAGACGTAACAAAAGCTTCTGACTTAACAGCTCTTGGTGACAAAGGTCACGTTCTTACAAAGAAAGATAACAAAGTAAGTAGTTCCATTAAAGCTGGACATAACTTATTCTCATAATCAAATCTAGAAAATAAAAAATAATTAATCCCCTAGTTATGCTAGGGGATTTTTTTTGACTAAATACTTTAAATGTTAACGTTTAAAAAATTTTTTGAACAGACCTGGAATGGCGGCTACGTTAATTTCTTTGCTCCTATAAAAGATCCTGCTCAAGAAAAAGGTCATAGACATAGAGCTAATATTATCAGAAACCCCTTATTAAGAAAAAATCTTCAAACCGTTCCGGAATATATTAAACCGGACCCAGATATCATTCAAAAAGTAGAAAAAATTAAAAACAAATTCTCTCACTATGAACCCTTAAATGGTGTTCAATTAAAACAAATTTGTAAGAAATATAAAATTTATAAAGTAACTAAAGATGTACCTAGAAAGCTTGGAAACACGGGTATAGCTATAGTTTGGGACAATAACTTAAAAACCTTTGCACTTAAAAAATGATTTCACTAGACAAATATGAGGGAATGAATTGTATTCAAACATATCCAAATAACGGATATACCCCTACCGCTTTACGTTATACAGATAAGGCTAACAATTATGGCGAAAGACTAATGTATAGTAATTGGTGGAAAGAGCAAATAGAATTATATGGGCAAAAAGTACTTTATTATAGAAACAAATATAATGTAGAAACTGCTGATAACATTTACGGTGAACAGCCTTTAGCGGGGTTTTTAACACCTCAGCCTTTAATAATGGGAGTTAAATTAGCTGAAAATGCCTTAGTATTAAGTAAGTTTGGTTTTCAAAGCGATGACACGGTAACAGCATATGTACATATAAGTAGTTTCTATGCTGTGTTTCCTCCAACATGGGAACCAAAATCTGGAGATGTTTTTAAACTTTTAGAATATGGGTCCGACAGACCAGGTGAAAGGGACGGTAAGATGTTTGAAATCACCGAAAGATGTGATGAAGACAATTCTCAAATTAATCCGCTTATGGGACACTATGTGTGGATGTTAAAAGCTAAGCGTTTTGATTACTCTTTTGAGCCAGATATAACATTTGAAAAGGGTAGTGCCCAAGTACATGATGATACTTATTACGGGATATTATCTAGTAATCAAACTACACCTGTTATTAGAACTTCATCATATCCAGGAGATGCTGAAGCTCAGTCTAGGTTCCAGGTATTTGATATGAATATTAACAACACGTTAACTTATGGTGGATACTACTAGTTCTTCGCTTTCAGGGTTGTTTGAATAATGTACGAAATTTTTACCAAGTAAATTATTCTTTTCATCATGTGTGAGATCTAACATCATGCTCTCAAAGCGCTGATCAATATATTTTTCAAATGCTAAGGGTCTTACTAGATCATTATCAGTCAAATTGACCTCTAGTTCTTCTGCTTTCTTTTCAATGATATAAAAAGCTTCCATTAAACACAACCATCTAGCGAATGTTTCTTTTGACATTGCAATGGTTCCGTTCTTTTTAGTTTCAAATGTTACATATTTTTTACTACTCATAAATAAAGTATATAAAAAATATTTAAGAACGTCAAGAAAAATATTTTTTTAAGTATGACAGAGTTGTAGCAAGAAAGACGGTAAAAATTTCATTATTTTCCGGTTTATCTATTTTTATTTCTTCTAATAACTGAAATTGTATCTTTATTGTTTCAAATATCTTTGTTATATTGTTCAGGTTATCGGAAATTAAATTTTTATCTTTAATAATATTTTCCAGATTATTAAATAAATCTAAAACCAAACCTCTATTGTTTTTAAGAGAATAAAAATCAAAAGTTTTTAAAAGCTTTGGATCTATTTTTGCAAGTAACTGGGTAATTATATTGTTTAAATCAGCAATATTATACTCTTGTTTAATCTCCTTAACAGGTAGTATGGATGAGCTATTTTTCTCTTCTATTTGCATCATCTTTTAAAACTTTCTGTATTTCATCTAACATTATAGGTGTGTCTAATGGATTAGACATAACGGGCTTAGTAGAGAGAGCTGTTTTAGTTTCTATAAAAACGCTTATATCTTTATTACACCCTTGACATACATAACTGTTTTGTCGGCTTAAATCAACAGGAATAGTAGTTTGAATATTTCTATCGCAAGGACAAGTCACAGTGACTTGTTGACGGGATAATTCTTTTGCTATATTAATCTCTGCTTCTACTTGTAGTGTTTCGTTTCTTCTTTTTACTATTTCACCATAAAAATAAAAAAACAAAAATTGCAAAATTACAACTAAGAAAAAAGTTGGCAAAAAGGATATGCCTACTGTTGTTAAAAAATATCCTATTGCTGCTGCTACAGTAAAAGTTATTATTAAACTTTTAATTATTTGTAAAATCACAATATAATTATATTCTACTTTTCTTTATTTTCAACTATTTGATTAAGCTCTTCAGTGCAAGAGTATATAATGTCCTGAATCTCTCTTAATTTTTCATTTAGTTTTTTAATTGCATCTACACTAGATTTTTTTTCTTTAATTACTGGATACGTAATAGCACTTCCCAAAGAATGTCTCATTTCAGCAGACTTAACAAATAAGTTACCTAAAAAATCTAAAAGATTAGTTAAAGGATAAGGAAGCGATTGAGGCGCTGTATAGTTTAAACCATTTCTATATCTATTCTGAATATCAGCTGCTGTTATTACTTCTGGTGGCGCTTCTCTTTTAGCTATTCCAGACACCCATTTGTTATATATGTTCTGAACATCTTCGCTAATCATTTTATTATTTTTACCCATTTTAATTATTTATTTTAGCTTGGTTAGAATAAGTAATTTATATGTCACTATTTAAAGATCGTTTCAAAGTTCTATTAGAACAAGATGAAGAAGAAATTAAGCCACCTCAGGACACAGGTGAAGAGGATGCTCTTCAAGGTGAATTAGAGCCAGGTGTTGCTCCTGAAGATCTTGGTGCTGGGATCAAGCCAGGCGAAGATATCGCAGCTTTAAAACAACAAAGTCTAGATTCACAAAAATCTGAGCTTACTAATTGGATTTCTAAAATTGAAGAATTTGTAGAATACTTAAACGGAGTTAATGAATCTTCTGTTCAAACCAAACTACACAATTGTGACTGTGATACAATGTTTGAAAAAATTGCCAGCTCTGAATCAAAGAGAATTTCTAGAGTGGCGGTTGATCTATCAGCATTAGCAGAAGCTCTTAAAGGTTATCTTATTGCTGGCAGCAACGACTAGTAAGTAGTAACTTACCTCTAAGTCCTGAATAGGTATTATTTAAAATAATATCTCTATCAAAACTATCACACTTTTTATCTATACAATACTCGTTTAAATCTTTGTAATTCTTTAGATTTTCAGGCCATATAAATACGTTTTCACCTGCGTCTAATAGGTTCTTTGTCTTTTGTTTACTTGTTTTATCGCTATATTGATTATCTAATACCCATATCTTTTTATGTAGAGGGTAGCCATTAAGTTGCTGTTTTTGGGTCTCGGTAAAGTTTCTTGTCTTACTCTCATTAATACCTGCTACTGCAATACCATTTTGTAAAAACATAGCATCGATTGGACCTTCTGTAATAAACAAATATTCGAGATCGCTATTTACAGCATTAATACCGTAGAGAGACTTTTCGGACCCTACTTTTGATAGATATTTTGGTCTAGTATCAGTATCTAAAACAGTTCTTGTTTGATAATGGATTATCTTATTATCATCACTGTAAAAAGGTATCACCAATCTATTTTCGTGTACCTTGTCAGTTAGTGAAATATAAAATGTTAAAGGTCTGTTTATAGCGCTTATAAGTCTTCTGTTTCTAAGTAAACTTAGTGCCTGTTTAATGGTTTGGTTTTGAGAATAATACTCTGTTTGATTTTCGTCTAATAAGTTAATACTATCTGAAGGCAAGTTCTCTGTTATATTGTGTTCTTTTTTGTTATCCTTTTGCTTTATATTTACAGAAAATATAGGTGTATCAAAATTTTCTAATTCTTTTTTAACTTCAGAAAAATTAAGACCTGTTACTTTTAAAATCCAATTATATGGATTGCTGTACCAACCACAATTATGGCAGCAGACTACGTTCTTATCAACGATATAGTAGCATCGTCTTTTTTTAAGCCAAGAGCTACCTTCTCTACAAATAGGGCAAGAACCTTGATAGGTTTTCTGAGTTCTATTATAAAAGGGTTTACCGCAGTTTTGAAAAAACTTACTCGCGATATAGTTTTCTGTTAACGGTAAAAACACCTATTATTATAAAAAAATAATAGAATATATCAACTAGGTTTTACTTCTTCTACTGAAATAATACCTTTTCTTATAAATGTCCCTGAAGCGGGATCTATCCAATGAGCCTCTTTAACAATTTTATTTCCGTGCTGTATTGTTACAATTCTGGGCTCTACTGGTAAGCCGCTTATCGGGCTTGTTATTTTTCTGGGCTCTACTATATCCATTAAACTTATTTATCTTAATAAATTCTTCTTCAACTGTTGTATATACCTTTTTAGGTAGTTTTTCTATAAATTCTATAATTCCAGAAGAGAGTGCCTTAGAAAAATCATTTAACGGGACAGTAAGAACTTCTTTATCTGGTAAAGTAAAACAAACACAACTGGTAATGTTTTGTTTTATAAAAACAAAAAAATTGCCTTTATAAGTACCATGTAAAACTGCGTAGAAGCCTCTATTAGTGGGTAAAAACCTCTTTTTAAAGAACATTAAATATAACCTCTAAAAACCTTAATATCTCTTTCTAATGATTCCAATGTATTGGGGAACGGAAGATTATATTTTTCTATCTTCTCTGTACTCAGAACACAATTGCTTCTTTTTGCTATAGTATTTAAATCCTTAACATCTATAAAGTTCCAGTTAGGATTTTCTATTCCATATTTTTTCATTATATCAACAACCTCAGATGCCTTTACTGGTTGTGGATTAACTGTATTGTAGATACCGCCAGGCAAATCTCTAAGCAAATACATAAATCTAAAAACAAAATTATTAAAATCTGTTACACTAGTAACACTATTTGACATGTCTATTAGGTCGTTATACTTATAAAGTTTAGTAAAATAATTTTTAGGTACAAATGTATTTGTAAAAGGTATTCTTATTCTTAAAATATAAACACAATAACCATCTAATGCCAGTTCACCGGCATGTTTACATTTACTATAAAAACTACT